AACAGATCTTAAGCATAGTGAACAATCTGGATTTAAACCAATGTTTGATATTTTCAATGACGAGGATTCTCAGAAGCAAGGTATCTTCTGTGTTCAATTCGGTAAAGAAGACATTATGAGATCTGAACTTCTTAAATTTATTGTTGAGAAGATAGAAAATTATCAAGAACAGCAAAAACTTAACAAACATTAATATATATTGTATTTTTTTAAATCTATATTAAATTATAGATATGGACTTTACTAATGTACACGATTTATCTGGACAAGAACTTTTAGATTTTGTTGCAGTACTTTCTGCAATGCCTGCTCATCCTTATGAGCAATTAAAGTATCAGTATTTTGATTCTGATTATCAGTTTCCTACTATTCACGATGTTGAATTACCGGAAGACTTTTGTATTAAAGCATGTACACAGAGTCTTTCTTCAATTCATGAAGATATGAAATACACACATTTAGATCACTTTGACTATTTACACGAATGTCATTTACATCCTAACTTAGGACACGGTTTTGCTGTCCTTTCAGGAGATCAATTTGTTGTAGATCACAATAAAGCTAAAAAATATATTGAGTTTCACGAGATATCGAACAGTGTACCGGTAGAAACTTTGACACCAGAAAATAGTGTTGAAATAGCTCATAAACTAATTCATGCTTATACTCAAATTTATAGTTAAATCTTTTGTGAGAAGACATTATTTTGAGTAATAGCTCTTGTACCAGCTAAAACAGACCCAATAGAACCGAAAAGACCTTGTAATACACCTGTTTGTTGACTTTTCTCAACATGTAGAGGGGCACTTGATTTACTGACACCAGCTACATTATTTCTTACATCAGCAGATGAATCTGCCGTACAATCAATATCTGGCACCCTAACTTCATGATTATGTCTTAAATCCGGTAAAGCGTGAATATGAGGAAAGTTATGTAATAAAATTGGCGCTGTTGTTACACCGGTTATTGTACCCGCTGCGATACCTCCATAATTACAGGGACATGTACCGACTATGGATATTGTTGTACCTGGTATAATATAACCAGTTGGTAATATTTCATAAGGTATAACAGCTTTTGCTAAATTAATTATTTTTTCACTTAATGATGTAATACCTCTTATACTCATTAGTTCTTGACCAAACAAAGGATCAGCAGCATTTTGTATAGTGTGACTTGTTTGATCTTTAATAAGTTGTGGTAAAGCCTGCATTGCAATACCACCATAGAAAGCAGGCCCGGTCATTGTATCACTAGGTGCACCAAACGTTGTTCTTTCATTTTTACCTGTCATCTGCATATGAACAACAGAAACACTTTCGGCGTGTAATGACCACCAGAAACAATATTTCCAGTATTACTAATATTACCCTTAACAAATAAATGACCATCGGTTGGTGCTACCTCAATACTCTTTCCATTAATATTAACAACATCACCTTCAAGAACAAGTCTACCGGTTTTTGAACCAACTGTAACTTCAGGCCCTGTAATAGTAGTTATACCTCCGTGTATATTAACAGGGCCACCAGTTGTAATATCAATACCTTGGGCCCCTACAACTACAGAAAATTTATTACTACATTTAATAACATAATGACCACCAGGTGTGGAAATAGGATTAATACCTTGAACGTGATTTGCTTTAGCCCCTACAGGAGAAACTGGCCCTGCTTTTTTAGTATCAACTTCAGAAGGATCTAATAAACGAGAGTTTCTAATACCCTTATCTTTATCTACACGATAAGAAGGAGATGTATTCATTCCTAGACCTACTTCAAGTAAGTCACATCCTTGAATAACTGTATATCTATTACCACAAGGCGGGGAAAGCAAATTTTCATTTTTTTTTCTTTCATCAGCCGTGCTTTTTGCAATCTGAGCAGCATTATCGTGTTTTTCTGAATCATCAGATGGATCCGTTATCATGTCACCGCTACCACAAGCTGAACAAGCCTGTTTTAATATACTGCTCACCTTAACAGGTGCAAGTGATGTTATGAGTTGCCCAATAGCTGCTGAAGGTATTCGTATACCAAAATTACGTTGAAGCATACCGTTGACGGTATTAAAAGGTTTAGCAATAAATTTCGGTACTACTGAACCTGAGCAAAATGGACATTGTATTTGTTTAGGCATATACTATTTTACTTATATTTGTATTAAACAATTAGCTACTTTGAGCTAAAGCGGTATGAATTTGATTGTTAATTTCGTCAATTCTTTTTACAGCATCAACAGCAGGCTGAGATATATTACCAATTTTTACATATACATCACCGGAAATAGTTTGACTATAGTCACCCTGTACTGTTTTTTCTTCAAATCCTAATGTAGTTTGAAATCTATCTCCTTCTACATGATCTCTACGATCAAACTTTGAGAATATTTGATGGTAACCTTCAGCTATATGCATATTAGATCCATCGTGACCGAATACCATAAAACTCTTTTGACTTTGAGATTGATCAGAAGGAGAATCTGTATTAGACCAATGTATACCGCCAGCACTGTTTAAATTCATAACACCTCCCTGAGACGTTGTACCGTTAGCACTAGGGGTAGTAGACATACCTGTTCCTGGTGAACTATTCTTATATGCTGATTTCCATTCTGAAGCTCCGTAGTTAGCAGCAAAATAAACAGGAAATAAAGGATTACCATCTATAAAGAATACCCAAAGCAAAGCTCCAGGAGCCGGGTAACTAAAAACACCTTTAGCGGTATTATTAAGTGAGTATGTAGCAACCGGTCCATGTGGATCAGTTTTATTAACCATTGCTGGTGACGACACTGCTTTACTACCGCTTGTAATTTGAGATGAACTACTTCCAGGTGCTGCTGCTCCGTCTTTAATACCACGGGGTATACCAAACCAGGTACCTTTGTGAGCAAGCATAGCTTGATTTACCTGTTGTTGAAATGTCGGGTCTTTTGGATCTAAAGCATCTAATTTTGCTTTCGTTGCTGCAAACCTACCCGTAGAAAATAAATATACCATTGCTTGAGTTTGATCGGCAGCTGAAAATGCTCCCTTACCTCCATCATTAGTTAATGCTCTTCTCCAATAGTTAGCAGTTTGAGCATCTTGACCTAAACCCAAGCAATATTTTTCAACAGTACCTCCTTCTGTAGCATCATTGTTCTGATAAAATCCGTAATCTCCGTATGATTTTTGAGCTTGTTCAGGTGACATTCCTTTCTTAACACCGGCTCTAACATTAGCATTATTATTAACTTGATTATACTGATCTTTATTAGCTTCTTTAGAATCAAACCCTGTTTCACCTTCACCAATAATAGCTAATCCGGCTGCTAACCCCGGTGATATAGCTGTATTAGCTTGAACAGTAGCTGCAGCTGGTGGTACAGTAGGGTTAGCTACATTACCATAACTAGGGTGTTCAGGATCAGTTTTTACTGCGGTACTACTTTGATGTGTATTAGCAGAAGCTACTGTTCCACTAACACTTGTTGTTTCTTTAGGTGTTGTAGAGGAAGTACTAGTGGAAGGTGATGATACAGGTGACTGATTAAAAAACTGTTTTACACCAGATACAATACCAGAAATTATACCACCAGAAGAAGATTGTGAATTACCGGCTCCAGACGTAGTAAGTGTACCAGGAGAAGAAGAACCCATAATAGGAGAAGCTGATTCTGCCCAGGGAAGAATTTTACTTAAATCGTTAATAACATCAGAGCTCAATCCATCTTGCATGTTATCACCAAGTGCTTTAATTCTTATATTTTTAAGGTCAGTGTTCCATTGTTTAATTGTTGGCATTATTTGCGGTACAAACACTTGTACACGGCCTCGTTGTTGAGGGTCAGCATTACTAATACACAATCCTAAATAATTTCCGTAATACTTCTTCATTATTATAATTTATTACTGTTATAATTAAACTGCTAGATAATAGGTGGTGGTGGTGATTGAGGTTGAGGTACACCATGGGTAACTGATAAACCAGGGTTAGTAGGATCAACAGTTAATGATGGAGGATGATTTTTATTAGTATCAGGAGCACCACCAGCTACATTAAGAATAGATGTTAATATACCTAATTGACTCTTAGGTACACTAGAAGCAATATTATTAATAATAGATTCAGAATTTTTTGCTAAAGCATCATGTAAACCAAACCCTTGATTACCGGAAAATCCTAAACCTGAAGCTGTACTAGATTTACCTAAAATACTAGTAACTTGTGGAACTAATTTATTAAGAATAGATGTAGGTATTTTAGGGGAGTGACCTCCTCCAGCTGGAGGATGAGAGGCATATTGTACAGCGGTTTTAAGTGGGTTTTGTAAAGCACTAGTTAAAGATCCTGATGAATTTTGTAACTGTCCTAAAAGTTTATTTGTAGATAACACACCTGTTGTTTTCTCTGCTATACTACTAAATTTACTAACTTGTCCTTGTAATTGCCCTACAATCATTTGAGAAATTCCAGATGGAACAAATCCATCAAGTAGACCGGTAATTTGACTAGCAATACCAGTTTGTAGTTTTTGTATTATTGCTTTTTGTGCATCTCCTATTTGAGCCATTGCTTTTGTTAATTGAGAAGCTCCAGAGTAAATATCAGCTTGTAGAGAATGAGGTAAACTTGCTTTAGAATCTCCAGCTGTAGCTAAACTTTTAGAGCTACCATGAACTTGATCTGGTAGATGCTGTTGATTATCTAATTTTAACTTTTTAAAAGCTGAATCAATGGTAGCTTCAAACCCTGGAGCTATTTTTTGTACGGCATTAGACATTGCCGAGGTAAGTAATTTTGTTGGACCGGTATGATCTTTTTGTATATTGTTTAACGCTCCTATTGAACCACCAACATGTGTAGAAATAGGTTTCATAGCCTCTAATAAATCACCACCACCACCATTTGTTTTAGCGTTAGATAATTCTTGTGAAAAAAGAGTTTGTAATAAATTTCTACTATAAGAATCTAAACTCGTCATCGGTTGAGTAGAACTAGATGAAGAATTATTAGCAGGTAAATTTAAAAGTTTTCGAGCATAGGCTCCTAAATCTTTATTTTTTCTATCTAAAGTAGCAAGTTTTGCCTCAGTAGCTGCAGCAGCAGTTTTTGAGTCATTATAGATATATGTCGGTCCTACACCAGATGTCAATTTTCCTGTATCAGCCATTTAATAATATTTAGCTCTAAAAACTAAAAATAACAAGTTTATCGTGTAAATTAAATAAACTAAGGAGACGCTTGTTATAGTACCGCGAATCAATACGCTAGCCTTTATAGGCAATAACAGAACCACTAGCTAATTTAATAGCTGTAAAAACACCGTAAATACTAGCTCCTACATTTAGAGCAAATGTTGTTGGCGGGTCACCGTCCCAGTTTGTTGATGTAACTGAAACTGATGCATTAGAAAGAGCGGTAATTTGATTCCAAGCTCCGGCACTTAATGTTGTACCTGTAAAGAGTGTAGCACCATTTAAGGATTTATTAACACCTACATCATAAACAGCTTTAGCATATAACGGGCGAACGGTATTAGTAACTGGTAGCCAGGAAAAAGTTTCAGCTATCTGTGGGCTATAGGTAGCTGTAGGAGCAGGAGTCTGTGTTAAGAGCGGTGTTAGAGCGGGCATTGCAGTATTATTTATTTAATACTTTTTTAGCCCAAGAAATAACTTTAGAAACTAAAGTCTTTTTTTCTTCAACTTTTTTTGTTTTCTTAGCTCTTGAATATGTACGGTTTTTTGAATAGTTAGCCATCATATATTATTTATTATAAAGCTTCAATAAAGTTCATCGTTGCAACAACCCAGGCATCAGAAGCAGCTGGTGACAATTGCTTAACCATTAATACAACTTTATCAGCATCCGAGTAATCAATATTAGATCCCATGTTTAAGAAGTTTAAAGCTGTCTTTACATCTATTGTTGCATTTGAAGTAGCATAACCTCCTAAGAGTTCAATGCCTTGAGAATTAGCACCAGCTGATAAATTAACACCATTTGTTGTATGATCAGAAGGAGTTGTATAAGCCCACTGTCTTGAACACTTACCAATATTAGTTGGTGTAGGTAATGTACCAGATAAAGTTGGATTGAGAAGTAATCTCCAAGCTACTGCACCACCATTGTTTGAACCACCAATATTATGAATATCAACAATGTTAATGTTTTGAATTTGTATATCAGCTCTTTGATATGGTTCACCAGCTCTTAGACCAACAGCTAATAAAGGATATTCATTTTTATTTCCGCCAGCTGGTGTATTATAATCCAAGAGAAGGTAGTTATCATTTTTAGCAACACCAAATCCAGGGTTTAATTCAGCTTCTGCTTCAATAGTAAATGCTGTTCCATCTAAAGTCATAGATGGAATATAATTCATTGTTTGATAATTGAAGATTTCTTTTCTCTCCATTAAAGCTGGAGCATTCTCATACTGAAGACCTAATTTATTGGAGAAATCAAAAGTATGAAGATAGGTTGGACCATCTGTACTATTTAAACCAAAATGAACTTGTGCTGTTCTTCCACCATTAAACTCGAAGAATAAAGTGTGGGCATTATGATAAGATGTATTGACAGCTTTAGCATTAGCTGCAAAACTAGGAGCACTATTACCTGGATCAAAAATATATGTTGCTGTTAACTTATTTGTTGTGGTATTAACTGCAGCAATACCAACACATTGATTATAACCAGATGGAGTAACACCAGATATAGTTGCTTTAGCACCTGGTTTAATAGCTGATAAAGCACTATTGTTATAAGTGAACTCAGTATTATAGACAGTTGTAGCACCAATAGTAATAGGCCATCTATTTGTTCCAGCAGTTATAGAACCAGATAAAACTGTTGACCAGTTTTGTTGAGATAAGCCATTTCCATCGAGCTTATCATTATTGAAATTAGCTCTGTTTACTCTCTCTTCATAAAGAGTACCATCAGTCAATCTTCTGCGAACAACAACATTAAAATCAGTTCCAGATAACTCAAAGAACATACCATTAAAGTTTGTAAATGTTCCAAGTCTCTTTACAGTTCCAATATCCTGTCCATCAAAATTTACTGTTCCTGTCCATTGATGGGAAACACCTGGTCTAATCTTAAATCTTCTTCTGCTGGCTCTAATTGCTGACCCTGTTGAACTTAATCCAGGTGTTATTGTAGCACAAGCTAAATTCTGAACAAAAACACTAGATGCACCTGGTGTTAAGGATTCAATTAATCTTAGATCTCCATCCTTATCAACAGATGATACATACCACCAGCTTTGAGATGGTAATGATACTCTCAATCTACGATTACCATCAAGTTGAGGACTATCATCAAATGTTACTAATTGTGTCCCTCCAGCAGGAGTAGTAGAAATTGAATTGGTAATTGTTACTGGTACAGCATTACCAATATCATTAGATATTTCAATTGATGGATTAAGAATTACAGCACTAAGACTACCTGAATTAAGAATAGTAGCACTTAAATTTGTTACAGGGTTAACTGTATAGACATTTAAAGCACTAGAGGTAATATACGCCGTTTTACCATTAGTATCACCTATTGTAATACTATCGAGAGTTGAAACTAAGTCTTGGGTTTGTACTAAGAGAGCGTAATTATTACCAGCTTGAACAACGTCAGCTACTGATGTACCATTACCATCTTGGATCTTAACATTACCAATAGTAAGATTACTAGTAGAAAGAGTTATAGTTAAATCAGAAAAATTAGTAATATAACCTGCTCGGGCGTACATCTGTCTGTTCTGATCATTCTTGATAGGTATCCAAGAATAAGTTTCAGCCATACCTAAATTATAGGTAGGTTGTCCGTTTCCCCCTGTTAAAACTGGAGTTAAAACAGCCATGTTATACGTTGTATAATATACATATGTATTATATTAAGGTTTAACCGGCCACACAACGTTTGACGGTGTATCAAATGTAATAGTAATATCTCTTAAAGCTTGACGATAATCTAACCAAGCTTGTTTATTATCTAAAGTAACATCAGGTAATACTGTCCAATCAGAAGCAGTTAATAATTCATTTCTTTTAACTCTAATATCTCCCCAGGTAGGAGCAGGAGGAGTATAAGGAACTAATTCTGCTTCTCCATTTTCTATTTCTTTTTGTATATTATCAAAATGTGGGGAGGTTTTTGAGATAGTTGTTACAACGTTATTATCGTCGTAATATTTTACAAACTGCTTTTCTGGGTAATCAATATACGTTTTCATATTTTAAAGTTCTGCGTTAAGCATTGTATTATTAAATACCACAGCAAATACACCAGGGTTTATAGTAGAATTTGCATATACAAAAAGTCTATCTTTGCTACTACCGGTTACAAGGTCGTATATCGATGAGTAAGCATGCGTACCTATTGTATAACTAACAGCTGGTGAGATTCTCATTACTACTGGTAGTAATATTGTATATTCAGAAGCTGTACCGACATTAGTGTAACCTTGTATAGATATATTATCTGCATAATACTGAAAATATCTTTGACAAAGAGCTAATTCTGTTTGAATTGGACGGTACTCAAAAGGTGTAGCAACTGAACCGGTTTCGAATTGAACACCTGTAGTCTGCCAGGTTGCACCGGTATTTGACCAGAGATTAACTGATCCTGGAACGTTGGTTGAAGACCCACCAGGTATAATACTAAACCATGTATTAGTGTTATTATTAATTATATCTGTTCTATTACCTAAAAAATAATCAATTCTAAGACCACCTAAACTAGTATCTGTCCAGTTACCTGATGTAGGCCCAGGTATTATAATTGTTTTGTACTCCCAGGTATTGATGGTATTAATTGTGTATGTCGTTAAATACCCTATTCCGGATCCTGCATCTCCTTTGTTATTACTAATAAGAATAGGGTAATTACCAGCAACACTCGATTTAACCCAAAATGAAAGAGTGCATGTTTTAGCATTTGTTGTACCCCATGCTAAATCATACATATTTAATCCTTCTACTATTTGTACAAACGACTTACCAACGTCACCGGTTGTAACAGTAGCAGCTGTCTGCACGGTTACTTTTGCGGAATATGCAAATCCGGATGGACCGTCTTGTACTTGTTGAGACTTCCAAGTGCCATCTGTTGTGTTACCCGATCCACCAAAACGAAACCTATCAACAATATAGTTCGTACTTGCTCGTGTCCAGGTTTGTTGAACACCAGCATATCTTTGATCAATACGCATATCCCCATTGATAATTTTATTTTTAAAAGAAAAATTAGTATTTGGTGTAAGCGCTGAAAGCGCAATTTTAAAGAGAGACGGAAAACCTCCATTATAATCCCATAACAATAATTCACTACTATTTGACGGGTTTGTAATAAATGTTTTATTATGTATAGCAGTAGGTAATAAATTTGCCGATAAAGCTTGTGTAGATGTACTAAAAGTTAAATTAATATCATCAGTATCAAAATAAGTTAAAGGTATATTTTGTTGTATACCTGCTACAGCGTTATCTAGTATTAATAAATCATTATTAATGGTAACTAAAGAATCTCCAATACATTGAGTTCCAGGAATAGGGTTAGAATTAGTCGTATTACCTGTACCTGTATTAGGTGTAGAACCGTTTATATAGTAATAAATGTTAGACATATGTTAATTAAATTTTATTAATGCTTCCTGTAGTACCGTAGCTATGTCTACCACCGGGGACGGTTCCGCTGCCTGTAATACTACTTTGTACATTACCGGCCTCATATTGATAGTAAAAATTACCACCACCATAAGAGAATGCCATAGATTGTATAAAATGATAGCCTTCTGCTAATACGAAATTAGAATTATGTACAATCATTCCTTGAGATTCAGATACAAATTGACCTTGTTGATGACAATCAGATACTAACGGTTTATCAATTTCTTCAATATCAGCTACGTGAGTTAAATAACACCATCCACCGCTAGACCAGTGACTCTGATACAGACTTAATTCAACAGGGTCCCCGGTTATAAAGCTTACTCTATAATTAATATTACTAGTGTTATTACCACCTGCAATCCAATCACTATTAAAATTTAACATAGGTCCGTTTTTACTTCCAATGTCACCACCGAGAACAGTCCAATGACTATCACTAAAAATACTAAAAGCAGATGGATATTGGTTTTGAGCGTTCCAAAGATAAAATTTAGGAGCTGATCCTCCAGTAAGCCATGTTCTACCAAAGCTAATTTCTGTAGTAATATTACCAGTGTTACCTGTTGTTCTTAAACAACCGATAAAACGCTTACTTAAATCATTTTTAAATACTCTAACACCTGCTAACATAGTACGAAGATTAGCACCACTAGGAATAATAGGTACAGTGTTTTTAGTTCCTGATGATTTAACTTTATAATCAAAACCAGTTACACTTTTCCAATCTACAAAAGAGAGACTAAAACTAGTACTAATACTATCATACGATAGATAAATGTCGTAATTAGCATCAGGACGTAACCCGTAATTATTTAAATTAAAGGCAAGAATTTTTGGTAATAATTGTATCTGCCAAGTAGATGTTCTTGTGTTGTATAGTCCAACAGCATTACCTTGAAACGGATGTAAATAAATTGTATTAATACCTATCTTATCACTTGTAACTATAGGTAAGTTAGGGTCAAGAGAAAGTCTTAAACAAGCAAAAGGAGAAGCAAAATTTGTCGTAACGTTATCTATTAAACTATTTGAATTTAATAAACCTTTATTAAGGTTACTAAAATTATCATTAATTTTTATTAATGAATCTCCAATACATTCAGTATCGTATATAGGTAATACGTAGTTAGCCATTATATTTTATTTAAGCTTAAAAAGAAAGCCTTTCAAGCTAATGAAAGGCTTTCCTAATTTATTAATGTAATGTATCTTAGATATACTCTAAGGTACGAAGTCTACGTTCTGTCTGTCCCCAAGCATTAAAACCATTAGCAGATAATACAGCGGTCTGTAAGTTGTTTGCTGCACTAAGTAGCTTGATGCCAAAAGAAGTACGATCAGGTAATATACCGTAAATTACAGTATTATGATAAGCTCTATCCCAGAAAAAACTAGCGGTACCTGATGATAAGCCTGTCCCAGCAGTATTTATAAATGATGCAGAAACAATTTGGGTAGTTGTTAATGCTACTGGAGGGTCGTTATAAACTAATCTAAAAGCAGAATTACTTGCTGCAGAAAGACAGATACCATTAGTAAATGAATATAACGGACCGATGGGTTCTTCGTATTTGTAAACTGTTGCCATATATTATATTTATTCTACTTAGACGTTTTTTTTACTAATTATTTTTAAAAATGGGAAACCCCGTCATTTCTGACGGGGTTTCTTTCGTTGAGTATTTTTTGGTTAACCTTAGAGGTAAACTGCGACCGAACCAGGTGTGAACTGCTGACCGAGACCGGTACAGATTATCAAGTGATAATAGAGGTTCGCACCGAAGATGTGATCAACAACACCGTAACGGGTTAAGAGACCGACGCGAGGACTAAAGTCGTTCGGGCCGATTGTTCTTTGGACCATGACGGGGATGTACGGACAGTAAACAATACCGGTATCGTAGTACTCAGGACCCTTATACCCTAAGAGGGCATAATCGATCGGAGCGGTACGTGTACCACTGTATTGTGAGCCAGTTGGATTGTATCCAGTGTTGACTTCAGATTCTGTACGTGTATCACGATAGATCTGGAAACGACCACCAACAGCTCCGACCTTAGCGATGCCAACGGGTGTAGTGTTTACACTACCGGTGACGGGCTGCCAGGTGAAGTTGGGGAGGGTCTCAAGAATGGCACAGATACGAGGTGTAGCAATAATGAAATTAGCTGCACCACGACGGTTACGAATAGCGACACGGTTTGCTTCAACAACAACGCGGTTGTAGAAGTCACGTGCACGCTCACCACTCCAACGGCCATCAGCCGAGAGAGCAGACCAGACTGAGAAACCAGTACCAGAAACACCATTACCACCAGGTCCGCCTGCATTTAAGCAGGTCTGAACCATACGCATGATCATTTCACGGTCGATTTCTGCCTGAATTTCGTAAGACATTGCGTTGGTTAATTCAGCGTCAATGTCAATACCATTCATGTTCTTAAGATCTTGTTCGAGTTCAACAGACCACTTAGCAGCGAGACGGCGTGTGCCGGCTTCAACTGCTGTCTTCTCGAAGGAAACGGTCATTTGAGGTATGTTTGAAGTTAATTCAAACTGGCTGAGAAGCTGGGCTACGCCAGAATCTTCTACCAAGTTACCCCAATAAGCACCAGTTGTATCACCAGAGAGGAAAGCGCTAGAAGTACCAGTGAACGCAGTGTTCAGGTAATTATAGCCAACTTCCTTACCGCTAGAGGACTGCTGAGGACCACCAACATAAGTGCTGGTTAGGTTACCGTCGCCGCCCTGTCCGAGAGGTGAACCCTCGTACTTATAGCGCATGGCGAATGCAAGTCCAACAGGTCCGGTCATGGGCTGTACACCAACGATCTCATTTGTGATGAGTTCGGGGAATGTACGGCGGATCATGGGGATAAGGACCTTAGGAAGACGAGCATCACCCTTGGCGTAGGTGTCAGCGCTGAACTGATTAGCGGTATTTGTACCGCCACCAGCGTAGCTGTTGGCACCGAAAACGCCACCGGAGTTAGTGTTATTAGCTTCAAAGCACCACTTCTCCTGGTTTTCCAAGAGGATGGCGGTGTTTAGACGGGTGTTTTCGTTCGAGATAGCAGAAACCTTGTCAGAAGAGTAGTCCAATACTGGTGCCCACTTTTCGACGAGGGTTTCGGCCTTGTCTTTATTGATATGAAAAAGTTCCATAGTTATATTATTCTCCTTTATTTAAAATAGGAATTCGACCTTGTGAGTATGAAAGATTAGACTTAGTGTCTAAGACGGAGCTTAGATCCATCTAATTTCTTCATCTCATTCAGATATCCGCCAACCGCAGGTTCAGAAACCGGGGCCGGTGAAGAAATCTCTTCTTGGATAAGTTCGGTTTCAGGGCGGTCAACGGCCTCAACGATACGCTGAGCGACTCCTTCCTTCGCAACTTCTTCCTGTTCAGAGATTTCCTTCTCGAACATCTCAACTACGTACTGATAGTTCTCTTGAATATACTCAGGGCTCTTGCCCTTGAGCAACTTATTAACGTAAGACTTGGCTGCACTTGGCAACTCCTTAGTCTTACTCTCAAGCAGGAGAGCAGATTCAGAGCGATTCAACTTATGGTTGAGCTCTGTGTTAGTCTCTAATGCTTCGTTTAATTCCTTTCTGAGGGAATCAATTGTTCTTTTGCCATCAACGAGGGCCTCCTTGACCTCGGAATCGATGAAATTTTCATCGATAGCAACAAGCTGACGAATCTGATCAAGTGTCTTCTTAGCGCGAATATTTTCGACAGCTTCGTTCACTTGCTCAGTCGGCATAACCTTTTCCATATAAAGGTCGAGATAGTTTGATACTTCATCAACTAATCGACTACGGAAGGTTTCAGCTTCTTCATTTAAAATTGTTTTGTAATGACTAATGACTTGATTGAGCTTACCAGTGTGCTCTTCATCAATCTTAGCAAGAACTTTTTTAAGCTTAATAGCGTGATCAAAATCAATTGTCTCGACAAGCTTCTTAAGCTTAGCGGTGTGATCTGTGTCAATAGCTTCAACTAAGGACTGAAGCTTTTCAGAGTGATCTTCATCAATCTGATTGCGAATTGCTTCAACTTGAAGTTCAGTTTTTTGTTCTGCTTTTTCATTGACAGCCTGTTCAAAGGCTTCATGTACTGCTGTAAGTGTATCCTCAGTTATGAGGTCCTTAAATTGCTCTTGAAGAATTTTCTTAAAGTCCATATTGTATATTTATTTAATCTATTTATGTTACTTTTCTTGGTTTATAAGGGTACGGACCTTATTTTTTATTTTTTCTGCAACTACATTCTGTAGTGCAATTTTAGCTTGAGAATAATCTTTATTAGCAAGTTGACTAATAAAATTTTGTGTAGCTTTTTGGACTTCGTTCATAATATTAATTATACCGATTTAAGCATTTTAATGAAAGACATCAACGATTCTTTTAAGAAAGCGTCAGTTTCATGTTTAGGTAAGCGACGAAGATTTTCTTCTAAAGCTTTATATGCTCTGGCTGCAGCTTCAATAATTTTACCATCTGGTGTAATCATCCATTCTTTAGATTCCATAATGGATTCAAGCATAGCAGTTTGTACAGAAGGTTGATGAACAACATCTAAGCAAATAAGATGAAAGTTAGATACTTCTTTAGCTGATGATGTTTCGTTAACATTACCTAAAGCTCTGGAACTAATACCCATTTTAATATTATCTTGTATAAGAGACTTAAGAAGAAGACCCATTGGGGTGTTTAAAACTTGAGACTTACCGTAAAAGTAATTGTCCTTCTGTTTTAGTTCTGTAACAAGATGACAGGCATTAACAGGATTAACTTCAGTTGACTGAGGATGATTCATTTCACCGATTGCACGACGGGATTTAACCATATCAGTAGTATAACGTTCAACTTCTTTAATCATTTCATCAAGCTTATAGATACGGCCGTTTTGATTTTTTTCTTCAGCCATTAAAAATGGTCCAGTTATAAAAAGTTTTTGTTCACCTTGACGGTTTTTTTCTTCAATTAAGAAATCAAGACCATCATGAATGTCTTCTACTAAAAATTTGAGTCCCATAGATTGTAATATTATTTATACAAGTATACCGTATTTTCTATACATTTTTAATAAGTATTGATAATATGTTTATAGTATTATTAAGTTTATCATCATTATTAGTTGCTGGTAGTGCTGCTTTCTTTTCAGTATTAGGTATAGCATCTTTATTTTCAGGATGTTACTATCAAGTAATGGTTATGGCTGGAGCATTAGAATTTGCAAAGCTTATTGCTACATCTTTTCTTTATCGTTATTGGCATAAAACTAATTTTATACTTCGTACATATCTCCTTATAGCGGTTGGTGTATTAATGATTATTACATCAGCTGGTATTTTTGGTTATCTTTCTTCAGCTTATCAGGTAATTGCATCTAAAAATTCTTTAGATGACAATAAAATAGCTTTAATAGAAAATCAAAAAGCATCAGTTAATGAAGAAATTTTAAGTGTACAGAGTCGTATTAACACGCTTAATGAAGCTAGAAAATCTCAAGAAAAAAGATTACCTGATTTATCTTCAAGAGCTGCTAAACCCATTTACGATGATATTAAAGCTTCAAGTTTAGAAGTTGAAAAATTAACAGCAAGACTTCAAACACTTCAAACAACAAAATTTGAAAAGGATAACGATATTATATCTCTTAAAACAGATACAAGTAAAGCTAATGATATCGGTACATTTAAATTTGTTGCTACTTCTTTTAACGCACCTTTAGATGTGGTTGTTAAAATATTTATTTTAGTTCTTGTATCTGTATTTGATCCGTTATCGGTCAGTTTAGTACTAGCTCTTAATATTGCCTTAACTGGTAGTATGCTAAAAGAAATTAAAGAATCAAAGAAAAAAGAATTACCTTTACCTGATAATATTATTATTGGTAGAGGTCAGCATAATACTACTAATCATTTATAATCCAAGATGCTTCTCAGTTAATATAGTAAATTCGTAATTTTTCTTTTTAGCCCACTGTTCAGCTGCAGCCCATTTAGCTCTATTTTTTACATACTCAGCTTGTTTACGCATTAATGATTTTGTATTACGAGTTGCTTTAGGCGGTAAAGTTTGAATAGAAGGTTTAATTTCTATTAGATATTTTTTAACTATACCTTCTTTTGTTTTAATTGTAATATTATTATCTACAAAATATCTAGATATTCTCCCTGTTAACGGATTCTGATATGGTATAATAATAGATTCAGATCCCCAGGAAACAACATGAGGATTGTGATCTGCCCAACGCATAAATCTTAGTTCATAACTACTGCGATATATTATAGGGTGCGTGCCTTTATACTTGTCAATATTATTAGGCTTAAAAAGACCTTGCTTAAACCTAACTGTGCGTTTTTTATTCACTTAGCATTTCCATCTTCTTCTTGCAGCACAACCTCTAGTATCCTTACCAGCACATCCTCCAGCAGGTATCCAAGCTTTGCTTCTAGCGCAAAAACTCTTTCTACGTTTAGAGGCTTTTGAACCTTTCTTAACTTTTCCAGTAACAGGGGCTTTGAGGTGAGAACCAGTAGCACGGTTATATTTTGCTCTACCTTTAGCTGTTAATCCTCCACCTCGACTTACAGGTAATTTTTCACCACGCTTAACAGAGAGACTAGGGCCGTTTTCTTCAAGTAACTCTTTTACTAATAAATCAAAGTTCATATTATCCAATAAACCACATAGGTGGTGTTACATCCTCGTTTTCTTTTTTAAGTTCATCTTCAAGCCTATCTCTTTCAGCAATACCTTGTTGCATAAAATCTTGCGAATTAACTGAACCACCAGCAAATAAACCAGTACCAGAATATTTACCTCTAACGTTAGCAACAGTAATTTTACAAAGGGCTAAAACGTAACGATGTATCCATCTTTCATTAATAAGATCCTTAACCGGTCTTTCTAAATAACATCCTACAATTCCAAGATAACTATTTAACGGAACTGGTTCAGGTATAATTCTAAGAATTTGAGTGCGAGGGTCAAAGCGGTAACGAGGTGTTTGTGCAAGTACCTTATCTCTTGTATCAATAAACTCCTTTAATATTTCCCAGGATGTTAAATCAAACCCAAAGTTACCAATCATATATGACGAGTAAATTTGTTGAGCCATAGCCTGTTCAAGAGTAAAGAGGGTATTAATACCTGTAGATTCTCCTACGTTAAATGAAAAACAGTCTAATACCCTTCTATAGGACTCAAGATCATAGTCATAAGCACTACCAGACAATAAGGGTGCTGAAGTAGCGGACATAACATTACCGAGTGTACTGGAGTTAGTTTCCGGTGTTCTGTTAATCATTGTTGCAACATCTAAACCAACACCTGGTACGTATTTTTTAGAATCAAATACAAGATACTCTTCTGTATACCCGGCGTACTTTGTAAAATACTCCATAGCAATAGCTATGTTTTCATATATTTGTTCGTTAGATATTTCTATATTAACTAAAGGTTCACCCAACTGACGACGAATCCTTATAGCTAAGGAATCATAACTAACGATCTTATTATTAAGCTGAGTAGAGCCAGTTGTATATCTTGGAAGAACGTTCATGTATGATTATTTAATCTTTTATAAGCCGTAATAACCGTACGGATTTCCTTGATTACCGGTTTGATTCTGATCTATAACTTGTTCAGCATCTATATTGGCATTATCTGGATACGGTTGAGTTACAGTAGGTATACTATTACCTCCAGGTAGTAATCCATAATCACCAGCGTCATTAATTTGCACATTAACAGGCTCGTGTGGTGCTCCTGGTTCGGAAGAATTCTCCCAACGTTTACATTTTATAACCCAGATGTAGTGTCCCATAAGGGTGTTAGCAAACATGGGTAAATTTTGATCATCACGTTCTGTTACTTCATAAATAGAGGCCCCTCTTCCGCCCGGTCGATCTCCAGCACCTCCATACTCTGATAATTCAATTAAGTCTCCGGATTTAGGTTCTCTTCCCGGTCCAAACGTATTATAAAAACCTGATATATGAACAACAGCTGTCATATCGCAGTCAGCCATAATACCAAACTTAGAAAGCATTATAGCGTCGTTTGTTATATCGGTTAACATAATAACCGGTCCTGTTTCTATAAATGTAGATGTTGGGTCTTCACCGTAAAGAAAATTTTGTGTAGATAAAGTATAACCGTTAGTATAGTAATTTACCTGTACACCGTAATGCTGAATTTGTTCGTACCACCAACTACTAAAATTATTACGTTCATTAGACGTAATACCTTTATTAAGATAACGAACTTGTTCCATATTATATGGTGCTTAGTTTTTTAATGCCTTTTTTAAGAGACATTCTCTTATATGTACTCTTTTTATACTTAGCGGGGTCTCCAAGTTTTTCTAAACTGTGTCTAGATTCACCTAATTTACGAGGTTTGCGTAGCCATTTTTCATAAAATGGATGATAAACATTACCCCACTTATCTAAAAATTTTTCATCTTGTTCAAACGGTTTATTAGATTCTCTTGTTGTAGGTATATAGTGAAGAGGATGAGTAGTATTAGGTGCTCTTCTATCGTTAATAACTTTTATACAGTTTAAAATTATTTCACTTAAAATATCATCCAAATTATATGTATTAAGTTTAACATAAACTGTTATTGGACAAAACTTAGAACTATCTTTTTGCAAAATAGGCCCTACAACTACATAATCAAAAACACGAGTTTTTACTGATTCGTTTTTAGCAGCATTAATAGCATCAATATCCATTAAAATTTGAGAACGAACACCAGGTACCATTTTTGGGTCTCCTCCTACTTGTTCCGAATAAAAGACTGTAGGGTCTAATTCATTAGGATTAATAGGGTTAGTGTGATGTTTTAAATATTCGTCTTTATATTCATTTTCAAACAAATTCATAATAGTATTTAAGCTAATTTTGTAAATAGAAATAGCCCCTATCACTAGGGGCTATCTATAAAGTATTAAGAAGTTTTATTTCTTACTTGAAGAAATCCCCAACTTTAATTGAAGATGACTTAGGATTGAACTTCTTGGTATTCTGTAAACCTTTATCGGTTGGAGGAAGCTCTGTTGTGTCGGGCTTGATCTTAATTGTACCGTTGATAGCTTTACCGGTTGTGGTCTTTACACCACCAACGTTAAACTTGCCTTTAGGTCCTACTAATCCTTTTGAGAGTTTAGCAGTATCAACTAAAGCGTGTCCTTCCTCCTCAGCTTCATCAGTAGCAAGCGACTCTTCAAAAGGCTCTTCTTCGCCTTCTTCTTCGCCACCAGCTTCATGTTCTTCAGTCTCTTCAGCTTCACTTTCGCCAGACTCGTGTAATTTATCGAGAATGGATTGAAGGTGTTCGATGACGGACTTAAGATCAGAAACGAGATCAGTTACTTCATCTTTATTACCACCGATTTCATCGGCCATATCCTCATCGGTAACGGGCAATTCTTCATCGGCATGTTCAGTACCTTCAACTGCTGAATCTTCAGCAAAGTCTTCAGTAAGTGTGGATTTAAAGAGCTTTTCAAAAGCTCCTTCGTATTTGTTTGATGTATTCATATTTTCTTGAACCTTTGTGTTTTTTGTACCTTTTCTTTTAACAGTAGAAAGTTTTGTATTTTCAACGGGCTTCTTAATCTTAACTCTTTCGGTTCCACGACCTTTGGCAAGTGGCTCTATTTCAACTTCAGAATTAGGAAGGATATGAAGATTCTTTTTGTTAGAAGCTACATTATCTTTACCTTCATTAAGAAGGATGTTATTGGAATAGATATCTGAGAGATCAGTGAAGGTGTTTTTCATATAAGGTTGTAATTATATTTATTCTATTTGTAGCTTTTTTTAAGTGTAAATTAAAAAGTTTTATTAAAAAATGGGCTTGTAAGAGCAGCTGGTGTGAAATTAGTATCATAGCTTGTTCTTAATATCTTAGCGTTTTTTGTACTAGTTGGTAAACATAAAATAGAACCATTATATAAGTTAATAGCACCGGTATAAGTACCTGTTATAGATGAAAGTTTTATAGTTGTATTAGTTTCTAAATTATAGATAATAGCGCTTGCTCCTGAGTTAAGAGGTAATAGTAGAACTCTACCGTCAGGTAGTAATGTTATAGCTCCGTAATAATCTGTTGTAGTACTACCTGTAAAAAAGTTAACTGTTGTAGTACTAGTTAGCGTATCATCAATTGGGTTGTATATTTTAGCACCACCGCAACTTGGATCATTAGGAGCTATAAAAACACGACCGTCTAATAAAACTTGACCTAAATAAAAACTATTTGTTGTGATAGGGTAATACGCGTTAGATTGTACCGGGGCAGATAAATCGTATGAATATAATTCAGCTATATTCTCATTATTACTTGGAATTCTATAAACTCTACCATCTGGTAATAGTACACAAGACCGAGAACTACGATTAAACTTCATACCTTGTGTGAATGTATTAGTTGTATAGTCATATATAATACATGGTATATTAGGGGAATTTGGACTTATAAAGACTTTATTATTAAAAAGTAAAGTATAAGAAGAGTATTTTGACCAATCTACTGTCAAAGGAGGAGAGAGAGGGTTCCATGTAGCAGTTGCTAAAAGACTAACAGGGTCAAAGCAAACAGGTGCACTACTTCCACTTGATGGAACTATTAATACTTTTCCATTTGGTAATAAAATACCTCCACCTTTAGAATTAATTCCTAATGCTACTGCTGTTGTAGATTTATTAGTTCTTGAGTCATATATAAAACTAGATATACCGTCTGGTGTTGTGCAAAAAACTCTACCGTCAGGTAGAAGTGTACCGCCTCGCAAAGGAGTGTTCAATACAGCACCTGTATCAGTTACTAATTCTGTGTTAGGGAACGGTGTATTAATATGATTTATATATTGAAAATAATTCGTTACCCCGTAATTGTTTAAACTACCGTTATGCCAGGGTGGAAAATAACTTTGTCTAGCACTTACTACTCCTGTAAAAGTTGTTACAACGTTAATACCACTAACACCATAAACAGGGGATGTTATACCGATATCGGGCTGTAATGATTTAGTAACGCTAGCAGATAGAATAGTTAAAAAACTATCAATCTGATCAAAATTATTATTAAAAGTATCGACAGAGTCCCCGATAACGTCTGTGCCTTCTATTGTTTGTATATTAATATTAAAACTCATATATTATATTAGTAAGTAGCGTTATTAAAAAACGGACCAGATAAAGCTGCAAAATCAAAATTTCTTTGATGATACGTATAAATTAATTTACCTGTAGTGCCAAGATAATAAGGTGGAATAAACAAATAACCATTTCTTAATAAAAATGAACCTATTAATTTGTTTACATTTACATATTCAGTTACATCGTTCACTGGATCGTATATTAATGATTTAGATGCTTCATAAGCCGGTATGAATATTCTTCCGTCAGGTAATAATGAACCTCCAGCATAAGGACCGGACCCTGCTGATCCTACCGTTTCAAATTTATCCCTTGTAGTAGATGTAAGTGTGTCATTTTTATAATTGTATATATAACCACACGGTATTGAATTACCAGCATGAGGTGTGGTAAAAATACGTCCATCAGGTAACATACAACCACCAAGTCGGTTTTGACCAGTTGCTGGATAAATTGCATTTGAAACTATAAACATATTAGTTTTTAATGAGTAAATATAACCTCTATCTATACCGTTTGAATTAATGGTAGTGCACGGTAACCTATATACATTACCGTTAGGTAAAAGTAGAGATGTATATGAACCACCTATAGGGGTGTTACTTGAATAATATGTTGTATCTAAGATTGGATCGTAAATTAAAGCAGATGTGTTGCTTTTGCATGGGTTAATATAAACTTTACCATCAGGTAATAAAGTACCACCATAGTATGCATAATCATTAGATGTACTCCAATTACCATTACATGTAAGTATTGCATTATTTATTGGGTTATATATTTTACCTGGTTTGTTTTTAGTACTTGGTATTAATAATATACGACCGTCAGCCATTAATACACCTGAAGAGCTAAATATACCTTGATTTTTATCAGGGTAGTTAGCGGGCTGTATAGTGTCAGTTAAAGGATCATATATAGCAGCTTTACCTACTGTATAATTACTTTGAGAACAATATACCCTACCATCGGCCATTAGTACCCCGCTTTCTATACCTTGAGGAAATACTGCGCTACAATCAAATATAGTTGTTGTACCGGACATAGGCGGGTTAATAGAAACCACATCTTGTATATGTTTTAAAAGTTTATCATTTTTTGTAATTTGCTGATGAGTAACGTTAGGTAAAGTTAACGGGTAGACATCATAAGTTTGAGCTCCTGTTGTATGAATACGATTATCCGAGTATGTTGAATCAATAAACTCCATAGACATAGTACCACCAGGAAAATATACATCTTTATAATATGGTGCGCCAGCTCCATAATAGTTCTGTGCAAGCTTTATAGAAATGTCAGGGTCGGTTGATTTAACATTTTTCCATGTAGTTGAATCTCCTATATCAACTAATTTTGTCTTAATACCACCTACAACACTGTAAATAGTAGACCCGTAAATAGTACCCCAACCGTCGTTTGGAGCATAACTAAAAGCTCCTGTTTTATATTTTAAACGATAATAACCGGCATCTAAATCAGCTTGTATACCTAGGGTATTTTTAAAATATGTATGAACATTGCTATAAGCGTTCATAGTAATATTACCTTTTAAAGCACCAAGTTTTGCTAAAGGAACGGAAGCGTTAGTTGTATCAATTGTTTTGGTTGTTGGTATATTTTCTATTATTGTATTTGTATTTGTTACTTTTTTTGTTTGAAAAACTTCTACATCCTTTAGATGAGATCTTGTATCCCAAATTATCTTACCAGTAGAATTTTTTACTACTACTGCCCACCCAGCTGGGTTTTCTTTCCAAGTACCAGCTCCTTTAAAATTAGTTGCTTCAAAATACAATACATGATAACCTTTTAATAAATACACTGTTTTTTTTGATATAGCATTATTAGAAAATGATTGTGTATAAAAAACTGATTCAATATTATGATCACCATTTTTATTAAAATTATCTATTTTTAATGTTAATGAATTATCGGCTTGACCTTCAAACATATAATTACCATCATTTGGTATATATATGCTACGTTCAATTTTCATTAATTGATTAATGTATATATGATCATTTGTTGGTGGAGCAACCCATACAGCGTATGAATTCATAAACTGATCCCAAGAGAGGTGTTCTACAGGAAACACCTCTCTTGACTTACCTGAAAATGTATCTTTCATTGATGTAACAGTTTCTGTTTTTGTAACTTCTTCTGTATCATTAGCTGTTTCACTAGTAAATGTTGTAATGATATTTGTTAATGGTATATTGTTATCGTTAACATGCCAAGGTGGGCATATATTTTCATCTAACACAAAAGCAGCGCCACCCTTAAACAAAGATGTTGTAGAATTTAAATTATAACCAGCTACAACAGAAGTAATTTCTTTAGATGGTAAGTTTTTTGTTAATCCGCTTATTGTACAAAGAGCTGTATCAAGACTATCGTTATTTTTATTAATAACTTTAATAGAATTAAATAAACATTGATTTTCGTCTATAGTATCTGTAAAATTGCTCATTAGTAAGTTTTGTTAAAGAACGGGCTTGTTAATACATTTAAGGAAAAATTCTTTTGATAATAAAAGCGTGCAATTTGTACGAAATTTGGGTACCCGGCGCATATAATATTTCCATTAGAAAGTAGATGAACACCTGCCCAGCGCAAGCCAGTAATATTTGGTACGTTAAGAGCTAAATCAGAAGCTGGATCATAGACAGTACATGTGTTACCGCTTCCATTCCAGTTTATTAAAAACAATCTACCGTCCGGTAAAAGAGTGCATCCTCCGTAATAAAGACTATATGTATCAAACGAACTATTAAAAAAACCAACCGATGTTGTTGCTTTCAGAGTATCGGTAATAGGGTCGTATATTCTAGCACCTTTACAACCTGGATCATTAGGAGCCATAAAAACGCGCCCGTCTATTAATAATCTTGCAGGTAGCCATCCAGATTCACTCTTTGAAAATGTTCCGCCAACTGGACTAAACTTATTAGTTTTGTAATTGTAAATATAAGCTGTTGTTCCTACTGTACCTGGAAAAGATTTCCAGCCTCCTGGTACTCTATAAACATTACCATCAAGCATTGTTACACAAGACGCCGATCTACCGTTAGCAAGATTATCAGAATATATAGTAGTATTGGTTACTGGGTCGTAAATAATAGCGTAATCTTTTTCACTAGTAGGGTTACAAAAAACATTACCATTTGGTAATAAAGCTGAATTATAAAATGCATACTTGTTATTAGTCTTCCATGTACCGCCACAGTATGTGACTTTATCTGTTTGAGGGTCATACATAGCACCTGCACTGCTTTGATCACTAGGTGTTAAAAATACTCTACCGTCAGCCATTAAAACACCACCACAACTACGTAACCCGGTTGCTCCTGCTGCTGCAGTAAATGTATCAGTTGATGGATCATAAATAGCTGATGTACCTGAACCGTAATTTGATCGTGAAAAATACACTCTGCCGTCAGCTAAGGTTATAGCTCCTTCAACATCCCCCGCAACAGTATTATTAGCTTTAGAAGGTATAATAGTTATAGCATTTTGCATTGGGGGATTAAACTCTGCTACATCTTTTAAATATTTTAAATATTCTGTTTTACGTGTAAAAATTTGAGATATTCTATTATCGCCTATTTCTTGATAGAGTGGTAATCCGGTTTGCCCAAGATGCCATTGTGGGCAAGTAGGCTGGGAAATAGTTACTGAGCGGTTAGTGGTAGTTACAGCGTTAGTATTAAAACCGCCACCAATATACGTTACATTGCCTTTTTGAACACCTGTTAAAGACTGATATATAGATTCAGCACCATTAGAAAGATTATTAAAATTATTATTAATATCGTCTAATGTTTCACCGAGAAAACGATTCGGGTCAATCTGTACGGTGAAATTACAATCAGACATAAACTATTAAGTACCGTAAACAGCCAAACTAATATTGCTAACGTCTACGTAAGTATTTGTTTTAACATCTTGTACTACAAAATTAAACCCTGAGTTACTGCTGGAATTACCGGTTATTTTACCGTTATAGTCTACAACAACAACAGTAGCGTTACCGGCTGGGCTAAGCGAACTACTAGCAACAATTGCATAGTTACTAGTAGTAATAAGCCCAAAATTAGAAAAAATTAATGAATATTTACCAGTGTCGGTTTTATATAGTGTACTTACATTATATGAAGTTGTTGTACTAATAATTTGATTACTATCAGTGGTTTGAGTGCCGTTAAATAAAACCCAACATGTTGCAATTCCATTATATTGATTTGTTAAATTATGAAATTGATCTTTAGCAGAAGATGAAACATTATTAAATAATGTATAAAGAGCATCGTTACCTCGTACGGAGTCATTAATTTGAGTATCAACGTCACATACATCGTTACTTAAAATATTAAAGTTGTTATTAATAGTAACAAGAGAGTTACCAATACATTCAGTTGGTTGAATTGTTGTAATAGATGAACAGGACATATGATTATAAATTATTTATAAGGTAAAGTTAATTTTTACAGTCGGGATCATAGAATTTAATGAGTGTATAGAAATTATCCCAAAGATAACCTAATACTCTGTTTATAACAGCAGACGTAACAATTTCATTTTGACCGATGATTATCTTATCTTTACTATGAATGGGGGGTGTATAAGATTTACAATACCCACTTGTATAGAATAATGAATTTCTAAATAATTCTATATTATCCCAAAGTCTTTGTAAAGACTTTGTATATACCCAATTTTGTACATACTCTTCTTTATGTATAAAAAGATCTTCTTTTGACCAAAAATTAGTATTAGAATTATTGCTTTTTTGAGTTAATTCCATAACGTCAACGTATTTTAATATTATGTCATTATTTGTAATTAATAAATTACGATACTCATCGTGATAAGCACGAGTCATATTTGTAGTTTTAAGTGGCTCGGGTTGATTATAATTGGCTGGTTTGTAATCTATAGGTATACCTGCAAATACACCATTTCTAAAAAATTTAAGAACAGTTCTATTAAAAATTACATAAATAATTTCTCTATTATAGGCATTAGTAATTTGTGTAGGTGTAGAGCGCGAATTCGGTGATACAAAAATATCATAAGAACCGGTAAATTCACTAGGTAAATAATCGTTATAGCTATATGAAAATTTAAAGTTGCCTGTATAATCATAAACAAAAACAGAAGTATTTGTTAATACATGTACGTTTTGTTGACTGTCAACTGTTAATGATAAAGGAGGATGTAACTTAAAATTATTGTCATTTATTGTTTGTATCCAAGTACCGGAATTAGAAAATTGTTTTACTACTTTGTTACCGGTGTCACATATCCATACATTATCAAGTTGATCAATATGTATATCATTTGGTCTATTAAATTTTGTCTTAGACCCTGCAATTCCGTATCCACCCCATGTGTTAAATAACACCCAGTGTGTATTAAGTGTTGTATCGTATTTTAATACTGCTACACGTGATAGTATATTATCTAATACGTAAATTTTATTTGTAGAATCTATACAAATATTTTTTATATCTTGAAAATTAATGTTACCGTCTACTGTATATCGACTACTAACTACCGTAGATGTATAATTTGATGAAAGTATGTTAATTTGAGTTTGAGTAGATGCGTAAATAAAATTATTTCTAGATGCTATACCAGTATATTTACAAATGTTTAAAACTCGATGATTAGGTAGGTTATAATAAAAAGTGTCTAGCTTGGGTATATTTACATTCCAAATACCTGAATTACATATAATTGTATTTTGATTTTGTTCAGAACAAGGTTCATATACCCATTTTTTATTATAAGGTTTTGAAGCTAATGTATCATTCCATGTTACTATTTTTGATGAATTTTTACTTCTTTTTAAATTCCAATTCCAATCTGTACAATATTTACCTAAACATGTTAAATTTGTACCTAAACCTGTGTTACATGCTTGATCAATCCAAGTACCACATTTAACATATTTACCAATATAATCGTAATTATAACCAAATGCAGCTTGTATTGCGTCTCCTTTTAATGCTTGTTCCCAGGTTACCATTTCATCTGGTTTATCTAATGCATCTAAACTTAAACTTTCCCAAGTCCATATCGGGCAAGAATCTAATGGTCCAATTTTTGTTGGTAATTGACCGAGATATCCATAATAATCAGAAATTTTATTTAGGTAGTGTCTACCTAGTACATTTAAATATTGTAAATTATCATAAATTTTTTCTACACAGCTGTTAATATTATCACTAGTCACCCAATCATTAGAACCTATTATAGGTTTATTTGGGTTAGGTAAAACAATAGGTGCTCCATCTATACGATATTCTTCAGGTGCAACTGTATCGTAATGATTTAAAACTCTAACAATATTAGTATATTGCTGTATAATCGGTATATTATATTTTGAAGTATAAAATGTAACTGTGATTGTTTTAAAACCTTCTGTATTAAAATTAACTGAAAAAGGACCATAAACTTGATTACCGGTTAGTATTAAATTACTTGTACCATTAGTAACTACTTCATTAAAATTAATATTAATAGCAGTAACAGTGTTTAAATTAGTAGATTGATTTTCAAAAAATACATCTGTACCAGTAAGTACGTATCTATTAGATGTATAGTATTTAATTTGAGGGGGGGCTATAGATGTAAGGCTATAAAATGCATTAAGTGTTAAATCTCTTGTTATCCAATCACTGATTTGAGTAGTTGAGATATGCGCAGTAAAAGTTTGTTTAGCTCTTATTGTAACTTTTTCGTCGTTATAAAAACTTAATGCTCCACCGGAAGCTAAAGTTTTTTCACCGTAATCATTTAAAAATAGTTTATAAACAAATGTATTAATACTTGATGATTGTACTGTTGTAGTTTTCCAATACGGTGTTTCAACATACCAATTAACATCTTTATCAACTGTATAAGTTACTGGAGTATTATAATTAACTGTATTAAAAATAGGGTTAACTACACCTTCATTTCTCCATTTTTTAGTATATTTACCTGACTTTGCTGCTGTAGTAGTAGAACCAGATGATAATAAACATTGTAAGCTAGCCCATGATGAAGGCTCTTTAGTATTAGTAAAAATACCTGAAATAGGTGTTGATACTAATCCAGGACCGAGACCACTAACGTAGTTTTCAAATGTTGACCATTTCCATAATAAACCATATTTATCGTAGCAAGCTGAAAGCTCATTAAAAGTACTTGTAGCAAGTTTTAAATTTGCATTATATGTAACTACTGATCCGGCTACTGGTAAATAAATTAATGGGTCTATACCAGGTGTAAAAGTATACTGTATAGGGTCATATGGTTTTACTTGTATACTTTGAAATAAAGGTGTATTAGTTATTAATTCAGTACCTGTTGCATCCACTGTCGATGTACAGTAGGGATAATAAACAGGAAAATAACCTACTGTACCTTCTCCTAAGGTACTGTTGTAATTATCAGAGTATGAAATAATTGGATCTTTATCAACATTAAAATAAATTTTTCCATCATCTACCTGTAATAAAATAGGTAAAGTTAAATTTAATGCTGGAGTTGTAGATATAGATATATATAAACTTGTTAACGGTTGTACATTTGGTGTATACAACGCTGGTATAATTGCTGCTGATGTTGAATAACGAAAACTATTATCAATACTTGAAAGAGTTGATGAATCATTTAAAAACCATTTATAATTTTTTACATTATTATTTGTACTAGACGCGCTAAGAAATATACCGCCAGTATGTCCTTCACCGTAAAAAGACATACCTGTTGAATTTTTCAAATAATCATTATTGAAACTATTAATAGTGTAATCACTAGCTTGTAAAAAAGCGCCGCTTAAAAAGTATGAATCTGGAAAACCGATAACATTAGCTTTAGGAAAATACGGTACGTATCTAGCACTTATTGATTGTGTAAAAATATGTGGGGTGTAAAACTCATATAGACTATCTAAACCTGCTTTTGCTGATATTGTTAGATTAAGTGTACATACACAAGGTACTGTACAATTAAAATCAGGTATGTTCTGAAAATAATCACTATACGGTAAATCATTATTAATCCAATAGTAGTACGTGTAATACTCATTAGGGTTATCAGGAATTCCTTGAGTTGAATCAAAAGAGCTGCTTTTAAAATTTCCTGAAAAAATGTTGTGTTTGTGGCCTTCATCGTCAATATAATCCCCCGCTGTGCTACGAAAAAAGTACGGTGAATTAAAAGTAAATTCGTTATTTAAATATAAATTAATATTTACTGTAGGCCATGTATCGAAAAAAATACCGGGGTCTGGTTCAAACGTTGGGGGATCGGTAAGGGTTCCGTCTAATATAGTAGCTGTTAAAGGTAATGCACAAATAGTATACAAAGTTGTTGTATGATCGTATGTAGAGGCTGAAAAAGATAGATATAATGTACTAGCGTCAACAGCGTTGACGGTAGATAAACTAGTTACAGTACTAAATGTATCTGTTATGGCAGTAACATAGGCGGGAAATTGCCACTTTAATTGATAATTAATAGGAAGCGGGCCAAGACTATCATCAGTTATAGCAGCCGTTACATAACGTATAAAAGTTCTATTATCTAAATTTGTTGTTAATACGGCCATTGTTAATATTTAAACGGTTAATTCACCCATTCAAGGTTAAGAAGTTCAGTATAAGCTGGTTTAAGTTGTTGTATCGCTTTTCTGATATCGTTTTCAATTTTATTGCGTAGTACAGAATCGGTAATATGTGTACCTGTAATTTTAATATTAAAAAATGCACTTTTTGATCCTGGTAAACGATGTTTAAAGAAACGATCAATAGTTTCAATATACTGTAAAGAGCCTGTTGGTATGTCCCATACAATATCTTGACTGATTGTTTTTTCTCTAATAAAGTATTCTAAAAATTTAGGATCAATTGCGTAATCATATATTTTGATAGAATCAATACCACCGTTCCAAATAACAGATGTAGATGCAATTTCAGTATTAAAGTTTTCTGCTTCACCAGCTGGTGTACCTATATAAAGATTATTAACAAAATCGTAATTTAAAGAAACATTGTCTGGTAGTAGTAAGTTACCTCTAAACGTTTTATCTATATAAAGAGATAAGGTTTTATCTTTAAAAGTAGCAGTAATTAAATGCCAATTGAAATTAACTAATCCTTCAACCGGTATTGAAAGTTTATAAGTAGAATATGGTAAATTAATATTAGAAGGTTTTACCGATACTTTAAACTGTAATTGAGTGTTATTATTATAGTTGATAGGGTTAAAAATTCTTCTTTGTTCATATCCTGTAAAATCACCTACTTCTTTAAAGGTAAGTTTATCGTTATCCTGTGTTGAAGTAATAGGGTCTAAAGTATTAACATGTTGCGGTAGATATGTAGCTTTTTTAATTTCGCCATCAAGTGTTATTTGATACAAGTATTTTTCATAGTCGTGATATATAACAGCGTACCAAGTAAATTTATTTGTTTTTCTATTGTATTCATTAATAAAGCTTATATTTCTTCTGCTAGGAAATAAAATAGCGTCTCCAAATTCTGATGATTGAGTATGATAATACTCACCAACTAAATATGTATGTTTAACAGAAATATCATCTTTATCAAAAATATGTATTTGATTTGAACCAGCTAAAACCCAGATATCTCCATTCGGTGCAACAGCAATAGCTACAGCTGGAACCGGTGTGTAGGCATAATTATCTTCTTGATTAACGTCATACGGATAAAACCAATATTCACCATCAACATAAACTTGACCAGCAAAAAAACCGTTATCGCCGTTTGCATTTTGAATGGTCCAGTGTTTATTACGCGAATCAAATTTGCTGTCATAGCAATTATTTGTTATATGTAATTTACCGTTGATATCAAAAGCTAAAATATCATTTGGTGTATAATTTGTTGTATAGGTATAATCTGGAAAAGGCTCTATAAAATTAAGATTATTATCAAAATAACTATAATTAGTAAAACTTGATCCGTATATAAATGCTGTATAAGCTAATGGATCATACTTATAATATTGTAAATCATAATAAGCAGTACTTGTTATATCTTCTTGATATATAAGATCTTTATCAAAAATAAAAGTTTTAGTATCTGTAACGGCAATTATATTATCATCTCCATCCAAGATAAGAAGAGCCGGGGTACCAGATAGAGCAAAATTATCTCCTGTTGTAGTTTTAGAATAAGCAATGGCGTTACCGTTATAATCATATTTTGTTATACGTTTATTAGTACTATCTAATATAACAACTTCAGATTCACTATTAATACTTGTATAGATAGGTATAACAGGTTCTTTTCTTACATACTCGAGATTTAAATCATAGTATGTATTACCTTCTTGATTAAAGTAAAAAAGATGGCCATATGTAGTTTCAGGTATTACATAAAAAGGATTATTATATAAATTATTAAAAAATATACCATAACCACCTTTTCTAAAATTACCAATAAGTTGAGTATTAGTTGCATTTGACCAATCATTATTATATAACCAAAAAGATAATGTAAACTCGTTGATAAGATTGTACGAGGGATTACAATCTACGTTGCAGCTTATTAAATCAGAATTATAAAAAGAAAGAGTATTTCTATCGGTATAATTAGCACTTTTAAATGTTTTTAACCATGCTTGATTAAACACATTAAAATTAATAGTATTTTTGTAAATAGAATTGTCTATAGTGTTTATTGACCAGTTGTCAATACTTAAACGTAATCTATTTTTATCATTACCAGCAAATGTTTCTACGGCTTCAATTGCTGATTTTTCGCCATTATGAAAATATTGATACATAACACCAGGCTCGAGTGTAAGTGTTGATGGTACATCATAGTAAACAGGAGAATGAGATTGATAGTCGTATATATTAGCTTTTCCTTCTAAAGCTTGTTTATATGATAATATACCAGGATTGTAATAGCGATCTAACCATTGTGGGTCTTTAAAAGGCTCAGCATAAAACCAAGTACAAAGCCAAGTACCATCCTCGGGATCACTTGTCGACCCCCAGGGTGTTGTCTTACCGTAACCACCTTGCTTTTTAAAAATTTTATCAGCAAGAGCTGGTATAACCCCTGGTATAGCTCCGTCTCCCACGAGCGTAGACTCTGATATTTTTTGAGGTTTAGCAAAGTATGGTACGTGAAAAAACGTTGTTAAGTCTTTAGTGAGAACAACTTCATTAGTATACGCCTCATACCCTAAGTGAACATTTTCATACCCATCTGATTGATTTGTACCGGTAAATATTTTATAATAATTTCTTTGTTGAAAATTAGACATATTAATTTGTTATTGGTTCTATTGGAGTATAGATATTATTAAACGGTGAAGGTCCTCCAGTTGGTGTCATAGTGGTTTTTAAATTTGCTATGTTTACAATAGCGTTACCACTTTCAAGTGCAGCTTCTACAGAAAAATCTATTAAAAAATTTGTTGGTACGGAATTTATATTTCGATTAACAGTAACGGTTTTATTTTCAACACCTGATTCAATATCATAAAAATACGATACCCAATTATTTGTTGGAATAAATCCAATATTTAAAGACGGAGATGTCACTGGTATACAATTAAATGCGTAATTGTTGTGACCTATAGCTGCATCATTAAGTATCATTCCTGTAGCTCTTAAAACGTTGTCACTACCTATAGCTAAATAACGATAACCTTCTGTAGTAACTGTTTTTATTGTTATAACATTATTTTGATAATCTATTTCAAATCTTTGTCTATAAAGATTGTCTTTATCTAAAGAACGGGGAGTTAACGATATAACATACGGATAGTTTTTATCTACAATAACATTTTTATTATTAACAAATAATTCTACTTTATTAGTGCTTATAATAGGCACGATAGTAAATACTGCTTCATTACCCGATAAATTTAATGAAAAACTATTATTATTAGCAAGATAAGATACGTAATTAATAGATTTTATATCAAAATTTATAGTATTTAAAATAAATGATGATGGTATAAAATTAACATTTAAAGTTTGAGATGGAGGTGAAAAAACAGTATCAATATCTATGGAAGATGTTAAAACAAAACAAGAGCCTTTATTAATTGCTACATCTTGAAAATTAGTTAATCCTTGTAATTGATAAAAATTATAACCTTCGTAATATGAATTAGCAGTACTAATTAAATTTTCATCTCTGTAGTATTTATATTTCAATGCTACAGGTGAGAGACTGGAAAGAGACTTATATACAATATTAGCCATTAGTACAATTATTTAATGGTAAATATCTAGGTAAACTACCTATTATTATATCTCAGCGTCAGCTGTCCAGCATGTATAAATGTCTTGAACCGATAAAGGTATATCAAGTTGTAATGTAAAGCCTTGTACTGATTGCCCTTCAAGACCGATTCTATTTTTATCAGAAGTGTAATATACAGTATCTTTATTAGTACTACGAACTCCTCCCTTTGTACCTGTTTTTGGATCGTACCATTGTACATTTGGTATAGCTCTTTTTGTTACTTTATATCTTTCAATAATATTATAATAAGAATTTTGTACAGGTACATAAGCCCACGCTGCAGTTTCAGCGTTAGCGGATCCAGGAGCTACATCTATATCGTATGAAGATTCAAAGTAACGCTGACAAAGAGCTAATTCAATTTGAGCGGGTCTTATTTCAAATGGTGTAGGTGTGGGTCCTACTTCAAGCTGAACACCAGTAATCTTAAATTCATTACCTGCTGTTGCCATAAATGTATTATCACTATCAACTGAACCAATAGTAAGATTTAAGTTATTTTGATTATTTGAAGTCCATGTATTTAAATTATAGTTGTAATTATCTGAACCAGCAGATATACACCATAATAAACCTAAACCACTATATTGATTTTTATTGTTAACTTGATAATAGTTAGGAGGTATTGTTAATGAAACATATTGCCAAATATTAGCTTGCTTAATAGTGTATGTTGTTGTATATTGCCCAGTAATTTGAAAAGGGTTGTTGTAATGATTTCTAGCAGTTAATGCATATTTACCGGCGACACTCGATTTAACCCAGAATGATAAAGTAGCAGGGCGTGCTTGAGCTGTACCGTAACATAGATCTAATATATTAATTCCTTCTATACGTTGACGAATACCAAAAAGATCAGATGATTGTAAGATAGGTTTTGCAACTTCAACTTTAAATCTTAATGAATAATAATATCCTGGGGGGGCGTTTGTAAAATCAAGATTACTATCAGCTACTCTCTGTACTGATGCTACACCTGCATTATATGCATTAACAACTGTACTCGAAGCAGTATAATAAACACACGTATTTTTACTAATACCTACTCTTGACCAGGTAGTAACACTAGGTGTTTTATATTGTAAATCTAAAATCCATGAAGAGCCTTTATTACCTGCACTACCACTAACTATTGCTATTGGATAAAAACCACTTGAAGATACAGTTACATATTTAGTTTGATAAGTAAGATCATGTACTCCGGGTAAGGATATTGTTTTATTACCTGTTGTTGCTCCACTTAGTGGTGTATTAAACCAAAAATAAGCAGCATCGCTACTACCTAATTTAAAATTATAATCACCGGATACGCTTGCGTAAAAGAAACCTTGAGTTACAGCAGTAAAAGCGCCACTTAAATTAGCAACCACTGGTAAATTACCTCCTTCTTTACCTTCACCAGAATATTCTAACTCTTCAGGCCACGGCCATTCAGGATCTACATATTCACCGTCTGCCGGTTTACCATCGTACGTACACCCTAATATAGAGGAAATACTATTAAAACTAGTTACGTTAGAAATTTTAGATGCTGTGTTTAGATAACCTATATTGTCATTAAAGTAGCCTTTATAAAAGTCATAATGAAAACCTGATAAAACTGATGTACCGCTTCCAATAATTAGAGGGTTATAATATGTAGCATACGGTACACCTGACGTTAACCAAGTAATACCATCAGTTGAATTAACTGTAAGTATAGTATTTCCTGGGGGGACTTGATGAAGTGCTACAAATTTACCGTTACCGTAAACTACAGCGTCCCAAGCCTGTCCACTAGGGGTAGAAAAAGTATTTGATTCATACCAAGTTATACCATCATTAGAATAAGCAAAAGCGTTGGTAGTATTTGTCTTATTTGAGGCGCCGTTTACTGCAATAGCAACATATCTACCGTTACCGTAAGTTACATCAATCCAGTATTTATTAGCAGGAAGTGTAGTTTGATTCCATGTAATGCCGTCAGTTGAATACGCAGCTATATTTGTGGAGGAATTCAGTTGTCCAAGTGCGGCGTAAGCAACAGCAACAAACACCCCTAAATTACTACCATAAGTTACTGAGGACCAAAATGCAATAGTAGGAAGTGTTGATGCAGTCCATGTTATACCGTCAGTTGAATACGCAGCTCTATCTGTGTGAAGACTTCCAATTCCTGAGGCTACAGCAACAAATTTACCGTTACCGTAAGTTATTGACGACCATGTTGCATTATAAGGAAGTGTGGTTTGATTCCATGTAATGCCGTCAGTTGAATATAAACCAATATTACTGGTACCTTGAGCATTGCTACCAATAGCAACAAATTTACCGTTACCGTAAGTAGCATCACCTATATAAAAATCAATAGGAAGTTTGGTTTGATTCCATGTAATGCCGTCAGTTGAATATAAACCGATATTTGGAGTACTTGCAACGTATGAGCCACCAAAAGCAACAAATGTACCGTTACCGTAAGCTAACCCATAGTTTGGATAAGACTTACCTTCTAACTTACCTCCTACTAAACGAATTGGTAAAGGTGTTAGGTACCAAGTTACGGCATCTGTCGAATAAGCACCATAACCTTGATCACCTAATGTTACAAATTTACCACCACCAAATACAAATGAATAGTAGCGTTGCTGAGCTATAACTGGTAATGATGACGATGTATATATTGGAGTAACAACGTTAGCATCTTTATTGAAACTGTACGCCGTCCATCTATCTACAGTATAGATGTCTTGATTATTTAAAATAATTGATGTCCCACCAAGACGTTGATCGACTCTAAAATCACCATTAATAATTTTATTTCTAAAACTAAAACTACCATTATCGAGTGTAAACGCACTAAGCGGTATAGTACCTGCAGCAAGCTTATTAGATGTAATCGAATAATCTGGTACTTCAGGAATTACAGTTAAGTTATTTGATATAACAACAACTCTGGAAGCTATAGGTGGTGGAGTTGTAAAAACTATACCATTCAAATTAATGTAATAATCACCACCTGTATTATCAATAATAGGCTCTTGAACAGTACCATCAATAGTTACACGATGATTACAAGCATTAGTCGAATTAGTATTATTAAGTGCCCAGATAGTTGTTATACCATCACCAATAAAAACTGTCTTAATAGGGCTTTGAGCGGAACCTGATATAACTAAAGTAGTATTATCTGAAGTTGTATTAATAGTTAGACCGTTATTGGCTACTATTGTTTTGTAATACATTGTTGTGTTTGGAAGCCCTCCAGTACCAACTGATGTAACACCATTAAAAATTGTATTACCGTTTCCAAGATTTTTTCCAGCTGTAACGAATTGTTGAGCTGCAACCTTGTATGTGCCTGTCGTACCTCTAGCTACAGGTATCTCATCGTTCTGTGTTACTGACCCACCATCTGTTAATGAAGAAATTTTAGTACCGGACATATATGTATATTATTTATGGTATAATATAGAAGTTATCTTCTGTATCTATTTCAATTCCTGTTAAACCAGCGGTTCCGATAGTTTGATCGTATGGCTGATCGTTTTCTGTAGCTATGTAAGGGTAATTATACGGTAATAAAACCGCTGATGTAGGTAATGTAAGAGCTATTGATACACATATTGGGTTAATTCGAGGTGGAAATATACTAATATTATCAACGGTACCTCTATTACTTCTAGGTAGTATTTTTACGCTAGTGGAGTCTCTTAAGATTGTTGGAGGTACGTTAGGGTATTCTTTTAAAGTGAAATTATTTGAAGATAAAGCTGTTGTAATAAAAGCTACATTATTATCTATATTTAAAGTATATAGATTACCTTTCATATTATTTCTTACTTTTAATAGTCTTGTTTCTGAAGGAGCGAAAGGTAAAGATATAGGACCAATTGTTAAACAGCAAGAATCTGATGTATTTGTATTAGCACTATAACAAGTTAAAGAAGGATAAAAAACGGGATATGTATTAGCATTACAACTATATGTATGTACTAATTCATAATTACGTACATCGTTCGGGTCATTAAATGTATCGGTAGTAATAAAATTATTATCAGTGGGGGCTGTATAACGGATAACTGTTTTTCGAGGTGTACCGTCACCTAAGTCCCAAACAATTTTATCTATAGGAAATGAGCCTGCTTTACAAGCTTTAGCTGTAAAGCGTACTGTAAATGGTGATGTACCTGTTATTGTTGAATCACTAATACCAATACCAGCTACAGGAGGTAATTCTAATACTTGCACTACTGCTGATTGAGTAGTTTGTATTATTGTTTGATACGTTGTTAGATATTCAGCGTTTGTAATTGTACATGGTGTATCATTAACTTCATAAGCCCATTTTTTAGCATACTTTTCGCCTTTAGTAGTTTGTTTCCATGTAACAGAGTTACCGTTTTTTGTTGTTTTTGTATTACAGCCTAAGTTGGTCCAGTCCCAACTAAAACAATATTTTTGTAAACACTTTTGTTCTCTATTCCAAGTTTTAGGCTGAGTTGCTGTTGATGAAGTACTATTCCAAGTAGTGTTAGTTGTATTTTGAGTTAAATCATCCCAAAACCATTGTTTATTATAAAGGCTAACACATTTATAGCTCGGGTCAATTGCCTGTTGAGTAGTTGTTTCAGATTGTGTTAATTTAACATGATATATACCAGGCATTATATATGTATGTTGTATAAAAGAGGCGCATGTTAAAGATACATTATTACTAGTACTATTATAATAATCTCCAAAATCCCAGTTATAAGAAAGATTATTACTTGATTTATCTGGTGTTGAATTATCTTGAAATGCAACTAAAAGAGCGGGAGCGTAACCTGATACATAATTTGTTGTACAATTAGCGTATTCTAGAGCATTATCTTCTACAAACGGAATACCATTATCCCATGAATATAATTGAGGAACAGTTATTGCTGTTAATATAGAGAAACTTGTTTGCATTATACCTTATCAATTATTTAAGGTATGCACCTTAAGATAACAATTAAGAAGCTGGTTCAATTAAGAACCAAGCAAATGTACTTCTATCTCCAAAGTTTGTAGAAGATACAGTAAACGTATGTGTTGTTGTATTACGTTTGCTTATAAATGGTGTACCTACACTTCCAGAAGGTGTTTGTGTTGTAATAAAGATACGAGAATTATCTGTTAATGCTTGAGTAACTATATTAACATATGCACCAGTAGTGAATGTACCTATACCTAATGTAGCTTTAGAATTAGGAGCTGGATATGTCGAATCTTTAACACTTAAAGCAGATATGCTTACAATACCTGTAGCACTTATTGTACCGTTTACGGTTAATGTATTATTTGGTTTTGAAGTACCTATACCAACAAGAGGTTTAGAACTTCTTATATATCCTTCGTTAAGAGTTGCGCTAGGGTATGAATAAACACCTCTAATAGCTGTTTCATTACCTAAGCGCATCACTTCAACGTTATTACTATAAAAAGCTACAACACCATTTCTAAACGGTGTCGGGTTTGGTGAGAGGTAGCCTTCGTCACCGTCTTCTCCTTGATAAGTAGTATAATAATCCCACTCATCACCGCCCTGTATAGTATAAGCAGCACTTAAAGGTCCAAGAGGGCTAAACATACCTGTATCACCGTCTAACCCGAAAGAGTAACCATTAGATGAAGCGTCAGCATCAGTTGGCTGTCCTTGTATAGCTCTAAAACCTGAAGCTGAAACGGCGTTATTAGTTGTTAAACTATATGATGTATATACTTTAGTATTTACTGTTTCAGGAGGAGCATCACCCGTTACACCTGTTGGTACTGTTACAGGTGTTACAGGTGTTATTATTCTAATACTACCGGCGTCACAGAAATTTACATTATGACTCTGTACGTTTATAGCTGAAACATATATACTACCTGATGCACTAATATTACCATTTACAGTTAATAAGCTAGAAGGTTTAGTAGTTCCTATACCAATGTAACCACCTGAAGTAATTGTAAAAGCGGGAGCTGTATATCTTAGAGTACCTGTAGAACCAGTAAATATTTTAAAAGAAGATTTAGAATCTATAAATCCGCCATTACCATCAAAAGTACCAGATGAAATACCTTGATTTGTAAAATAAGGATTTTTGTCTTGAAACGAACCAAGTCTTACATTATAGTCTGTGTTATTAGGAGCACTAAAATCAATATAACAACCCGATACTCCAAATATTGATAATTGAGTACCTGATATATTAACATCAGTAGTAAGCGTAGCTAGTTTGGAATTAATTGCACCGTTACCTAAAAAATTAAGTTGGTCATTACCAACTCCGTTACCTTGGGAATAAATATTATTAGCGTATAAAGCATTGGTTCCATGATTTTGTACATTTATAGCAGAACAATTTAATGTACCTTGTACTGTTAAACTGGTTGTATCAATACGAGCTGCTTCTGTACCTCTTATTTGAAAACTAATATAATTTGTACCTGACACAGGTACTCCGGTTGTAGCTATTGCAGTAGTTGTTGCATTAAACGTAATAGGTTTAGCATTATTATTATTACTAAAAGCATTAAATACATGACCTTCTATATCTGTATTAAGTCTTATATATTGACCAGGTACACCTGATCTTGCTAAAGTGGATGAACCTACAACGTGTAGGGTACTATTAGGTGTTGTAGTATTAATACCAATATTACCATTAACATTAATACGCATTCTTTCAAAACCAGATGTACACCACATATGAGTGTATGGGTACGAAATACCGTCAGTGTTACCACTAACTTGAATACCGTAACTAACACCGTTGTCCCAATTTTGATTTGATGAATTAACTCCTTCTCGAGTATTAGGAGTTTTAAACCAAAACATACCTGCACCATCTGGACTTAAATACATTCTAGTACCACCGACAGAAATTTGGGTATTAATTGTTGTAAAATTAGCACTAGGGTCTACTTTAAATATGGGGTTTGCAGTTGTATTAGTACAGAATGAAGCGATAGGATAACTGCCTGATTGTACAACGGTAAGCGCAGGACCAGGCCCTGTATTAGTTATATATAATGCACTTGCTCCTAAATTAAGAGTATTAATTGAAGTAAAAGGTCCAAGGGCAGTAATACTACCTGTAACAGTTAAATTACCTGCAACATAAGCATCAGTACCAGCATAAAGAGCTTTAGTAGCACTAATATTACCAGCAACGGTTAAAGGTTGATTTGGAAAAGCAGTATTAATGCCTACGTAGCCATTATTTGTAATTCTTAAACCTCTAGTAAAATTATCACTTGAAACCCAGGGCATGAATGTAAGACCACTACTAATAGCGGTATTATAAACAGTAGCTGTTGAGTAATTATAAATTATAACTTGATCTCCAACTTGAGCTAAATTATTATATTGTCCTTTAATCGTTTGAGTAGGTAATAATACCATGCCGGCACCAGATACACCATCCGTTAATGTAACACCATCAGTACCAAGAAAGACGGTTGGATTTGTACCGGATAATGCTATTGATGATAAACTTGTTACAATATGTAATTTAGACCAAGGGTTAGTAGTACCAATACCGATATTACCGTTAGACTGAATATAAACAGAATTAGTTGCAGATAAAGGGCCACCGTTATAAAAACCTAAACTATCGTTCGGTCCTACAGTTATTCTTCCTAAACCGGTAACATAGTCTGTTATTATACCGTCTGTGTAAGCTCCGTTAAAAGCACTTATAGAGTAGAACCCACTATTACCAATAATAGAATTAAGTGCAGTTAGTGTACTAATTAAAGTATTAGTAGCAGTTAAATTAGTTGAAAGGATATTAGTTGATGTGAGGCTTGTAAATATTGCTTTAGGCGCTGTTATATAACCTAAAGATGTAATTATATTAGCAACAGTTAAATTGTTATCTATTTGTAAATTATTGATACCGGCGTTAATTACTCTAGCACTTAACGCGGTAAGTGTATTACCGGTGGAAAGATTATTAGCAATATAGATATCTCTACCTGCAGTAATATCAGTTGCTGTATTAAGTGACCCTGTACCGTTACGATTTATAGTAACATTATTAGTATTTAACGTAATATAATTACCAGTTAAAATGACGTTACCTGTATTATTATCTAAGCTTAAAACTTTATAAGTACCGTACTTACTTGCTTTAACAGCATTGTCAATATTAATTTTCTGTGTCGTTTTATACACAGAGCTATGTATAGGTAAATAATCAGTAGTAGCTGAGGGAGATACAAGTTCTGTTAATTGTGAAATTGTTAAATCGGACATGGGTAACTATTATATTTAATCGTGTAGCTTTATTCTTCCTGTTACAATATTGGTACCGCTTAGTGTCTGCTCTAATACATAACCACTGAGATAACCAGTGTTTGTTGTACTGAGAGATGCGTAAAGTAATTCTAAGTTGTAATTGACAATTTCTTTAATTGCTATACTGTAATAAACAGTTCCGTTTGCATTAGTTACAGCAATTGTAGCAAAATGATATACAGGGCTTGAAATAGCTGGTGGTTCACCAGTGAGATATCCTTCATTTGTTAATGTTACCCACGATGGTAGGTATACTGCTTCATACTTTGCTGGTCCGTTAGATACAGTTAAATTATAATCTAACGTATCAGTATCGTAAATAGTAATAGAGCGAGGAGACGTTAATATTGGTAAATCTGATGATATATTATGTACAGTAGGAGTATATACGGTAACTGTATTAAGTGTACTTGTCGGTAAATAATTTACACTAAACTCAAAAAGGTTATCTTTATTATTAGTATCTTTTCCAGTAACTGCTATAACAAACTCTTTTTTAAAGTCGTCATACGATAAAACAGGATAATCAATTGATAGTATTGTATTATCTAGTACTAAGTTTGTTTGTAATGTTTTTATATCATCTTTTGTAACGGGAAAAATTAATTTTAATTCAAGCGAGTTTAGATCTATTTGATAAAGCTCGGGAAGCAATATATTTCCTGATAAACCACACATCGATAATATTACTTTCTGTTCATTTGGCAGGAACCATGTTTCACCGATTCTAGAATTTGTTGTCCAAGGTAGAATTATTGTAGCAAACGGCCAAACAGAACTAAGAGACGGTAAATCAAATGTTATACTTCTTGTTTCGTTAGCGTAGCTTGATATAATACCAGTAGTATAATCGTAATTTATTTTTTCAAAAATAACAGCTCCGGATGTTTCAACATATAACACATCAAAGAACGTATCTATCTTACGTATACCGGTTCCAGTTAAATCGTTATATAAGCTACTGGTATCAATATATGTGTTGAAAATACCTGATAAACTTATTGATGCAGGTGATACAAACTGATTATTGCTTCTGACCCATACCTCTCCTGTAATATCTCTACGATCAGCTGGTTTAATATTTTTTATATCTTTATATAACCCATATTGATTGCCGTAAATATCTGTACACCAATTATCGAGTTGAATTTGATTCTGCTTTAATATTTGAGAACCAAACCATTGATTTGTATTAGCTACTCCTGTAAAAGATGTATTGTTATTTTTTGTATCTGTCCATGTTGAATCTTCTTTACCGCCCCAAGGAGTTTGTCTTGAGTTTGGTAAAATTAAACCAACACTAACGTTAGGATTAGTTTCATATGTAGATTGATAAGGTACAAATTTTTGATATTTTTTAAATATACTATTTCTAATATTACCGGCTGTAGGACTAGATAATGTAATTTCTTTTAGCCATGTATTATCTTCAAGAGTTACTGAGTAGGGTGTTGAAGGGTCTGTTAATGTAAGCCCTCTACTATTAACTATTGAACCACTATCTTCAAAATAACCTGTTAATGCGCTTGATGATGTATTAAGAGAAGTTGTGTAATACTGATCATTGTATACAGATATACCTAAGTTACTTGGAGTAAAAAAACCAATATCATTATTACTGTAAAGGTTTTCAAATGAAGGAAATGCTGCTACAGTAGGGTTGTTTATATTAGAAAAATTACCCCAAGGGTTTAATGCTGTAATACCTAATGTAACTGTTGGATCCGTATAAACCGTATTTGCAATAGTAGGGGTAGCAGTTATTGACCACAAGAATGAATTCTGTGCAAAATAAAATACTTCTACAGGGTTATTGTTTATAAAGTTATCAAACACTAATGTTGTTGCTTCTGTATCCGGGGTAACAACAACAGTTGTATTAATATTATTAAGTTGATAAGATAAATTAGAGTTTAATGTTGTATCGTATTTTAAATTAGCCCAATATGCTGTATTAACGTAGTGATATAAATCTAATGGTTGTATCCAATTTAAGTTGCTTGGGTATGTACGAGTGTATTCTATATAACTACCAGCGTTAAGTTGTATATTAGTAAATTCAGGTTGAGTTAAAAGATTATAACTATCTTTTAATCTTATTGGTGTTCCCCAAGATTCAATACCTTTATATTTAGTATTAATATTTTTTTGTAAATAAATTTGTCCCCAAAAAGGTACTGCTCCGGAGTCATTAAATCTGGTTTTAGATGTTTTTGGTTTATATGTATTATAATCCCAACCACTTAAAGGTGTATTAAGTACAAATCCTGGAACGGGTGTATTAATACTTGTAATAGAGGGCATTTGTACCTGAGAGGATGATACAGCTGTAATAGCCGGTATATTAGAAAATGGAAAAATATAACTATTAAGACAGTATACAATAGAAAGTGTTGGTAGATTATTATAAGAAGCTGATACAGGAGTAGCGGTAGTCTTGCTTAAAATGGTTAAATTATTAGCATTATAGTTATATGTTTTTGAAAGATAATTTATAAGATTAGAGTCTGAAGCATTACTTGGATAAGTACCGGGTAAAGAACTTACCGGAACATAATTAACTAAAGGTGCACCGCTATTATAAAAATTATTACTAGATAATTGATTGGTAATAGCGCTTACATTAACTGTATATAAACCAGTAATGTATGGTGTAAACGTAAATGATGGTGTATCTTTATAAAAAGTTATTATATTATTTGGCGCTTTTAATGACCAAATATAAGAATTAACATTTTGTGAGAGTACAGGTGGAGACTGTGTATTATTTAAATTAATAACTGGATAAGAAACTGTTACTTGTTGTGGTGTACCAATGATACTATTACCAATAGTTAAAAAATCATAATTAGACCAGTTAGAACTTAAATTTTGAGCTACTGTTTCGTTTGTAGTTACTTGGTGTACAAGATCAAATGTTGTACTATTAGCTCTAGAATAAATTATATTGTCTCCAGGGTTAATAGTCATATAAGATGCTTTGTTATTACTATACCAAGTATTAGTAATAGTATCGTATGTTGCACCAACCCATATACCTTTGTATGTAGGGTTATTATAATTGTATCGAAGAACAAGTTCAGGTAATGTACTATTGCTTCGTGTATCATCAGCGCGGTAATATACGTAACGAATACCTTTTACAAATGTCATATCATCAGCGGGTTGTAGTCCTATAATAGCATTTTTACCGCCTTTAACCCATTGACCGTTACCCCATCCTTTTTTGGTATTAGTTCTATACCAAGCAAATGAATTTGTAGAATTATAATAAGGATAAGAGCCACCAAAACCATGATAGGTATCAAGATTAAATTTACTTGGTAATTGGGTATCAATAGCTATAAAATCTCCTTGATAAGGATAATCAGAATAGCTATCACCGGGGCAACCGAACGGGGTAAATAAAACTTGTTTACATGTACAAAGATTGTGATCTTGATACGTTGTATTGGGAGTTGTAATAAACTTACAATCGGATTGATGTTGTAATGTAGGAAACACATCACTAATTTTTACTGTATAAGATGGACCAAGCCAGGTAAAATATGTAAAGGTACCAGGCTTTAAAATACCTTGTAAACTTGTTTGCTGAATTGTTTGAGCTTTTTCAATATAATTGAAAGCGCTAGAATATGAATATAAAGATACTGATTGTCCGTATAACCAGCAACACTCTATAGCGTTGTCAATTGTATCGTTATATTTTTTAATTTTATAAATTACGTCAGCACTCGATAAAGCGTTACCGGCAATAGCGTATGGTACATTAATATTTTGTACATATGTTGGGGTACAAATATTGGATAAGTTGCTTTGATAGTAATCAGGATAATCTTGTGTCGGGTCTATTTGTTCATAAGGCCAAACTATTGTACTATTACCGTTTGGTGCTATAGATATATCGGTTTTATTAAATTTATAAAGCCATGCACCACTTAATGAATTATTATAAGTATTATAACTAGCACTATTATATGCTGGTGGATTATCCCAAACTCTAATTTTATCAGCTTGATTATAATCTATACTAGCGTAAGCCTTATTAGCTACAAGAGTTGTATCGTTAAGTTTTAATATATTTGTTGAAGTAAGAGTGGTAATATCTGTTGTCCAATAAGCATCTAGTACAAGCTGTTTTATATTATCATCGAGATAAAAATATCTTGAATCAGCTGATAAACTAAAACCGGACCATTGTATATCTTCAGCAGATACACCATAACCAGGAAACGGGTAACGAAATATAGTCTTATCTCCAGCTTTAATTAAAGCTTGCATATTAACTAATGAATGATCGTGTATTTTATTATATAACCAGGCTGCCTGTACACCTAAATCTGATACTACAAATAGAGTATCAGCTAAATCAACACTGGTACCAGCTGTACCTAATGTATTAAGATTAGTTGCGCTTAGTGCAATAGTTTCGTATCGAGGGCTATTAATACCTTGTGTTGGATACGCACCGCTAGGCCAATAAAAAGAATTATCTCCTTTTAGAATTTGTATATCGTATAAATCTTTTTGTGTACTAGGAGGAGTAGTTAGAGTTACAAAATATTTTTCCTGTCCTATATATTTTTCAGCTAACTGATTGCTAAGAGTTAAAATATTATCATATAATGTTTGTTGATATGCACTAGTTGCGGATAATATAGTAGATGTATTAGCTATGTCGGCTGATAGAGAATAAACACCTAAATTATAAATCCAATTTGTTGATGTTAATGAAAGACCTTTTGTTGTTAAAAAAGTTTGTAAATTTGGATTATTTAAATTAAAATAAGCTGATGTGGGTATAGATGCTGTATGATCAAAATAGCTATGAGTGTCATATAATTCTTCTATTTGTATTGTTAATGTGTCTTTTACAGCGCTTAAAGCTGGAGATGCATTCCAAACTGAAGATGGTAATTCAATTATTTGATTTGGTTTTTGTGTATACTTGTTAAGTATATAATTTTGAATTTGACTTATAGTACCGACTTCCGTACCTACTTGATTATAAAGAAATCTTGTTTCTTTTATTGCTTTTCTAAGACGTAAATAATACAAAGATATTTCTTTAAGTTTTTTAGCAAAATAAGGTATAGCGAGTAGTAATTCTTTTTCATTAGTTACATCGACGTTATTGTACCAATTTTCAGCTTCTTCTTGTGAAAAGAAAAGCTGTAATTGTTTTAATAATAAAAGATAATTAACCTGTATATGAGTTTTTGTACTTGTTTGAGATGTACTATTTTTATTAAACCAGTTTAAAAGATACGTGTTGTATTGTTCAAATTCACTACCTGGTATAATGCCTTGATGAGCATTAATCCATTGTTTAAATGAAAGTGGTATATTTTTATCATTTAACGGTGTATATGATAAAGGCTGAGAATACTTACTTAAAAATTGTTGTACACCGGTGCTCACTATAAATTATTTAAGAAAGAGATTCTTAGTTAACAAGTATCTAAAGGTATTTTCAACAATTCCATTGTCTCCGTACCAATCTTCAAATGTTGACATTGTCGGGGATAGAGTAGTTTGATCTGAATTCCAATCTATTATGCTATCGAAAAAATTATTATTATATGAACCTAAATTATAAAAATTATAATTTTGTGTAATTGGCTGTATAAGTCCATAACCAATAAACGACGATAGAGGGTAAACAGTTGTTAAATTTTGTTTTGGTACTTTTATAATTTGTATTGATTTATCAAATGCATTTTGAGCTATAATAGTGCTATCCGCTGTAACATAATCTGTAGTTGTATTATATTTGTTACCAGTGTTTTGTAAAATTTGAGATGTAATTTCATTTACACCGATAAGCTTTGCTTTTGATATTGATAATGTATTAACCATATCTCTTATTTCAAATGGGTAATCTGTTACATATTCATTTGCAATTACATCTGTTGCTGCTGCTAGTGATAATAATTGAGATATATTACATGTATCAATATCAGAATGATTTTGCACGAAGTTAGCTATTTTTTCATAAACGGTTTTACCGAGATCTTGACTATTAGTTACTGTACCGTTGCCTACTACTGCGGGTAAAAATTGCTCAAATAAAGCTTTATTAGAATGTAAATTTTCAGGTAATGCTAAAGAGTGATAATGTTCAGCGGTATTAAAAGAATTATTTAAAATTGTTATTTGATTTTCGTTAATAAAGTCTTTAACTTTAAACGGTACAGATGTACCTGATATAGAAATTGATGAAAGAGAGGATAAAGAAGTATATTTTTGATACCATTTATTACCGGTCCAATCTCCGGCTGCTTGTGCAGATTGATAGTTAAAATTACCGGATTCTGTGTATGTGAATGCATTATTATTTAAATAGTAGCCGATAGTGTTGTTAGGTTGTATTTTTATTATTCTTTGTTCGTTAGAAATAGCTGCAGGGATGGCGGATAGATATACCCATGCAGTATTTTTATAAGAATCAATTACCCATAGTCTATCATAAACATCTACAGCTATACCGCTAAACTCTTCATCGTCACTGTAGTTATTAAGAATAGGTATGTTAGATCCCGGTACCATATTAACTAATTCATCAGGGTCTATTATTTCATTAATATTTCCTGGTAAACCAGGGCTTTGTTTTAATGTAAGATGGTCGTCACCTACTCTACTAGCTGACCACAAATATAATTCTTGTCTTACTATATCGTAATACCCTAAACCTCTGATACTATGTGTAAACCAAATATTACCTTTTCTTGTTAAAGTAATATCACTAGGTCTTGTTATATTGGGTATAACAGTTTTTACTCGTAAAGTTTTGCTATCGTAAAGCCTAATGTCCCCGTCTGCTGATAAAACATTATAACTGTTTGCTACCCAGATATTATTATCCTGATCAATAGCTAAACTTACAGGTACGCTATATTGAAAATTTTGATCAATAGATAAATTTGTTGGAAGTGGGTCGTTTAAATTAATTAAGTTAATTGGTGTACCGCTTAAATTATATTGTATAAGTAAACTACAAAGTGGGTGAGAATACGTAACCCAACAATTGTTATTTTTATCGGTTTCTAAAACAGGGGGTTTAAGTAAATAATCACTATCAAATTCAGCTAACGGAGATATATTAGTTAATTCGTAAGGGCTAGTAGCAAAAAGTAAATTAAAATTTGAATCAAATTTTAATACATAGGCACTGTTAAATAAAGATACCCATATATTAGAATTTTTATCTAAAGAAACGGAAACCGGTGTACCTGCTGGCGAGTAGTCTAAACTTTTTGAGTTAGCTAACGTAATAAAAATATCAGTATTGGCAGGTAATATTGAATCAAATAACAAACTTTGATTAACTGTGTCAAGCTCATAAGTTAAAGAATCTTGATATACACCTCCAATATTAATCAAAAAATTTGTATTTACATTAGTAATTGGTATATTGTTAGATAGAAATATAGTGTTTGAAGGTGTTGATAAATTATAAGTCTGAGTTGTTGGGTTAGTTAGGGAAGGTAAATACCATATCTGTACCGGTACATTAGCCGGTATATTTGTATCAACAAAAACAATACTATTACTAAAAGTATCAATAGTATATGAAGACGGTGATTGCATAATACCGTCTATTGTTACTATATAATAATTACTGTCGCTATTTAAACTTGCCGAATTACCTAAATTATAAACTATAGTAGATGAATCTGTAACTGTAAAATTCCAATAACATATAGATGAAATATAAGAATCAGGTAGTTGAGGAGAAAATATTTGTGTAATAGATAAAGTAACTGAGCCAGGAGGAAGAGAATCATAAGATGTAAATCTTAATGTGTTATCAGATACAACATATAAACTTGTAGGTTGTACTACTCCGTCTATAGCAACAATAAAATTATTAGGGTTAGTAGAAACATATTGTTTTACTCCATCAATATAGCTATCTAATTTAAATACTGAGTCATAAAAATTTAAATCTAGTATATTAAATTGCCATGTTTTAAAAGTAAGCTCATTAACATTATAACTACCGTAATCATCAAAACTGTATTTATTAATAAGGTTACCGGTATTATCAAATCTATATAAACAATTAAGTTCGGTATCAGCAGCTACAACACTGTAGTCTATAGGGTCAATAGCCATACTATATATACCTGAAAACCCTGTTAAGTTGTAGTTAAATGTACTAGTTCCTGTTAAAGATGGTACTTGAACTTCTTTTATATATCCTTCTATTAATAAGCCTTTATTTTTAAAATATTCAATTGTTTTATTGTCATTATTGTATGGTGTTAAAGTAATTTTATTGAGGGTATTTTGTTCAGGATTAGAGACCCAAATAGATGTATTAGGAGAATAACCATGAGGGTAAGGAAACACGTCTGTTGTTTTTACATCTCCAGAGTATACGAGCGCGTTAACATTAATAGCGGTTTCATCTATAGATGATAATACTGTAACCCCTGTAAATATATAACCACCTATATCATTATAATTTTGATCTAAAGATTGAAAATATAAAGACGTATCTTCTATAGTGTAGAGGGATGAATCTATACCTGATAATGTAATCTGTATCGGGTCTTTATTACCTACGGTATTAGAAGTAGGATAGGAAAAAAGAACATTACTAGTATAAGATTTTGATCCTGGTACTACTAAGGATCTATCTGAATGACATGTAACTAAAAAAGGAATTTTTATTCCGTTATATTGATATGAATCAATATCGTGTAAATAATTAGCTGTAACTTTAAGATAACTAGGTAGTGGGTCATTAATCAGCCATATTAAACCGGTACGTACAGTTTCATTATTAGCGTATGATGGATATGAATATATATTTGAATCGTTGGGATTTGTAAAACCAGATGTTTGTAAGGTTGCTGTTATAAGAACCGGTGTGTTATTAATAGGGTTACCTGCACTTTTAGAATCTATATAATAAAATTGTACTGAACCTGATACTGCTACTACTGTATTATTTACATATAGCGGTACAGGTGTTGCTGTAACGGATGTTACTATATTTGAATTAGTGTCAGTAAAATACCAAGTAGGTGTTAAAAATCCCCATTTGTTAGGTACAAATTGATAAGGAGTAGAAACGGAATTAGCTGCGTAAAGATCAATTACAGGTATATTGTTTATATCTGTACTAATAAAAGATACTTCAAACGGTGTTAGAGTTGGTGCTCCAGGGCTTGCATACTGTTCAGGTATTTTAGTAAAAGTAACATAATCTCTATACGCTAAATCAATATATACACTTTGTTTAAAAGTGCTGCTATTACCATCATAGTCAGTAGCTGTTAACCCGACAGTATATGTACCTGGGTACGGGTATGTAAATACAGGGCTTGTTGTATTGTAAATAAGCTCATTACTAAAACCAGTATTCCATATATATTTCCATATAGAGTTACTAGCTGTAGTTAAATTTGTTACGGTAAATTGAGTAGCGTTAACAAATCCTGCTGAGGGTGTTATTGTAAAGTTAGCCTGTAACATTTTTTATTATAGTACTGTTTGCTTAAGATTAGTAGGAGACGCAATTACTATCTTATTTACAAGAGTGTCAATATTATTAAAATAAGTATATTCAAAATTTTGCATTACTAAATTATTTGTAATAAATTTATTATCTGCAACAGGGTAAATAGGGTTATAAACTACTAGAGACAAACCTTCTGTAAGAATAGTACTATCGTCTTTTCTTGTAGTGTAAAATGTTTGTACACCATCTACATCGAGAATTTGTTGAGTGAGTTGACGAGTACCAATTGTTCGTCCTAAACTGTTATTATTTACACTAAAGTAATTTGTAAATATCTTTACGATATCATTAATAATAGATTGATTGTTTCTTAAAGAAGAAGGTACTTTATGAACGTCTAGGTAACATAAACTCTCATCTGTAGTTGGAGATAATGTAGAAGCTGATGATGAAATACCTATACCTACAGCTTTAAAAACAGGGTCAATAAAAACAGTTTCGGTTGTAGTTACATTATTTGTTGATATACCTGCTTTTATTAACTGTTTTTGCGCTGGTAGAAGGTAAGTTGGTTTTGTATTTGAGCTTTGTGGTACAACAAGTAAGTAAATATTATTAAAATTACAAGCATCGGAATAGTATACCTGGTTAAATAAAGCGCGTTCAGTTAAGTTGGGGTTAGTAATACCAATGTTATAATAATACTGTAAGTAACCAGCTATGTAATCATTATTATTGAGACACTTTACATCAGAAATTAAATTAGAGTAATTTGTATTTACAAATGTTTCATAATCATTTGTGGTTACAAGTCTAAATTGACTACGGTAATTAGCTGGAGCTGTTTTACGTATATCGTCAGGAGATTCAGGTTGATTAAAAGGGGTTGAATTACTTGTGTTAGTAAAGCTTAAATTATTTAAAGTAATATTAGTAAGATAATTATATTTGTTTATAAATATATCATTTTTAATTTGATTAAATTGAATAGTATTAAAAGTAGCTAATACAGACTTATCAATTGTATTAGGTCCAATTTCTCCTGCTTTACCGGATGAAGCTATATAATATATACCTACTAAATCTCCGGTTTTTAACTTAATACCATTTATATCATCACCGAACATTATTTCGTAATTATAATTTTGATTTAAACGTATTTGATATTTTTTAGCTGAACCTTTTTCAAGAAACAAATTAGGGGTATTTGTAAATTGTTCCCAAATACCTGTTGCAGCAGGTTTAACAAAAACATCGAAATTAAAATGATCAGGTACATTATTACCTGGATTAACAATTATTAATTCGTTAGAATCTCCGGCAGCAGAGTAAGTGGGATGTTCTATATATCTTCCTTGATATAGTAAATTATTTTGAGATAGTATTGTTAATGGTTCAATTATACCATCAGCGGTTTTAGCAAAAGTTATATCTTTATTAAAAGAATAAACAATATTATTTGTTGTAAGATACGTGTAACGTGGTATTGTATGAAGACCTATAGGTAAATTTGAAGCTGAACAGTTAAAGGTTAAAGTTGAAGTTTGAAACCCTACCGGGGAATAATCAATAAGTTTTACAATTCTATTAATATTTTCGTAAAGCTGTGCTTCAGTAAACATAGCTTCGTTAGATGTTTTGTTGAGATAGTAAATTAGAGTATTATAAGAATATGAAACAATATCAATAATAGAAGCTAAATTTGAACCAATATAATTTTGATCTGTAAAGACATTCTGTTCGTTTAAACGATCAATGATAAGCTGTCTTAAAGACATAGCATCAAAAGCTACATACCCACCGGGTGGTATATCAAATTTGTTTTGTGGAGGTGTAACTGTGGTGTTTGCCATATAAATTGTTATTCAATATTAGTAATATTTATAAATTTTTGACTTCGAATATTAAAACTATAATTAATACTTGTACTTACGTTAATAAGAGGTATATTAACATTTATAGTAATAATATACTGATTGTTATCAGGATCTGCAATAATGTCAACGTTTGTAGGTGTAACTCTTGATTCGTACTTTTTTATACTATTAAAAATATTCATACCGATTAACTGAGCATTATACTCTGTTATTGGTTCAAATAAATATTGATAGAAACTTAAGCCATATTCAGGAAATAAAAATCGTTGCCCAGGAAACGTATTAAACAAATTAGTAAGAGAATTAGTTATAGCATATTCGTCATAACTTACTTTAATATCTGAGCCGGGTATTGGGTAATTAATACCAGGAGCTATAATATTAGTTTTATTAATATCTAAAGATAAATCTTTATAACTATAACCTAAATTACCGTATGTACTAGCAATATCTTGTAGTTGTGTAATTTTAATAGCCATTTATACTATTATTTAGGGTAAGAAACGCTTAAATAATATCACAAATATGGAAACAAAGTTTAATATAGTACTTGAAAATTTAATGGAAAGATACCAGCAGGGCGGTTTTATGATCGGAGATCGTATAACATTTCACAAGAATGCTTTAAAGCATGACTTCTTTAGAAGTAAAGCGCGTAATTTCGTTAAATGGTTGAAGCTTGTATGCATCCTAGTTTTGATCTTAATCTTAGAGTATCAGCTATAAAGAGTATATATCCTACTACTACTCAAAATTATAGAGGTGGTACAGAATCTCCTGATAATATTTACGTAGATATTATTGTTGAATACGCCCCTGGTCTTTATCGTAACCCTATGACAGTACCTATTGATATACTTGTTCTTCAAGATGATGGTATTAATCGTGGACCAGTACCTGACAGTTTAAAATACGATAATAATGTTTCTGCTGAGCCTAAAACAGTTAAAGCTAAAGAAACTCAAAAAAACTTTAATGCTGATGTAAACTTAACAGATAAAAATGTTAAAATATCAAATGGTAGAGAATGGAGTGAGAAGAACGATCACTGGAAAGATCTTCCAAAGAATAAACGCGTTTAAAGTAGAAACGCATTAAAAATTCTATATACTAAAAATAATACACTCGACCTATGTACCGCAAACAATAATTTATGATATTCGACGAACAAATCTCACGCAAACCTAACAATTATAAATGGACTGACGAATTTATTGAGTCTATGCACAATGGATTCTGGACAGACAAAGAGTTTTCCTTTAAAGCTGATGTTCAGCAGTTTAAAGTAAATCTAACAGAACAAGAAAGAGAAATTGTTATTCGTACTTTATCAGCTATTGGACAAATTGAAATTGCTGTTAAGACATTCTGGGCTAAGCTCGGGGAAAATCTTCCTCAACCTTGCTTTCAGGATTTAGGTTATGTTATGGCTAATACGGAGGTTATTCATAACAACGCTTACGAGCGCCTACTTTCTATACTCGGGCTCGAAGATGTATTTGAAGAGAACTTAAAGCTTGAATGGATTGAAGGAAGAGTCAAATATCTTCGTAAGTATACTCATAAGTTCTACAAGGACTCAAAGAAGCAGTATCTCTATGCTATTATTCTTTTTACTCTCTTTGTTGAAAACGTTTCTTTATTCTCACAGTTCTATGTAATCAACTGGTTTGCACGCTTTAAGAATGTTCTTAAGGACACCGATCAACAAGTTAAATATACACGCAATGAAGAAAACATTCATGGTATTGTTGGTACAAAGATTATTAATACAATTAGAGAAGAATATCCTGAACTTTTTGATAAGGAACTCGAAGAACGCATTCTTCATGAAGCTCAAGAGGCTTATAAGTCTGAAGCTAAAATTGTTGATTGGATGGTCAACGGAGTAAAGGAAGAGGGGTTATCAGCTCCTATTCTTAAAGAATTTATTAAAGGTAGAATTAACGAATCATTAAAAGGTATCGGGTTTCCTTCTGCTTTTGATATTGATAGTGAATTAATCAAAAAGTCAAATTGGTTTAATGAAGAATTGCTCGGTAATAATATGACAGACTTTTTTCATAGTCGTCCTGTTGAATACTCAAAGAAATCGCAGTCTTTTTCAGAAGATGATTTATTCTAGTTGTTGTCTAGGATTTTGAGATTAAAATAATAGATACAACATGAACAAAGACATTTATTGGCTTAATAAGGATTCGAGAAAATTTCTCAGCCGAGGTTACCTTATAGAAGGAGAAACCGCCGAACAACGTATTAAGGATATTGCTGAAAAAGCTGAGCACTATTTAAATCTTCCAGGCTTCGCTGATAAGTTTGAAGATTATATGCATAGAGGTTTTTACTCTCTAGCATCTCCTATCTGGTCTAATTTTGGTCGTATTAGAGGTCTACCTATTTCATGTTTTGGTTCGTATGTAAATGATGATATGGATGATATTCTCTATAAAGTAGCTGAAATTGGAGTTATGTCTAAAGTAGGTGGAGGTACATCCGGTTACTTTGGTGCCATCCGTCCTAGAGGTACACCTATATCATCAGGAGGTGAAGCGACAGGGGTACATCATCAGTTAACCGTATTTGAGTCTTTAACAAATTATATTTCTCAGGGTAACGTTCGTCGTGGATCATTTGCTGCTTATCTACCTATTGATCATCCTGATATTGAAGAGTTCTTAAAGATAAGAGGAGAAGGAGATGATATTCAGAATCTTTCTATTGGTGTTTGTATTTCTGATAAGTGGATGAAATTAATGATAGAGGGTGATAAAGAGAAGCGTACTATCTGGGGCCTAGTCATTAAAAAACGCTTTGAGTCAGGCTATCCCTATATTTACTTTAGTGATAACGCTAATAAGCAGGCCCCTAAAGTTTATAAGGATAAAGGTCTAAAGATTAATAATAGTAATCTTTGTACTGAGATTATGCTATCAAACGGAATTGATGAATCTTTTGTTTGTGATCTTTCTTCTCTTAATTTAGAACGTTGGGAAGAATGGAAGGATACAGATGCTGTTGAAACTCTAGTTTACTTTCTTGATGCAGTAATGACTGAGTTTATTAATAAAACAGAAGGAATGAAGTTTATGGAACATCCTAGAAACTTCGCTATTAATCAGCGTGCTCTTGGTGTTGGTGTTCTTGGTTGGCATTCTCTTCTTCAGCTTAAAATGATCGGTTTTGAATCGATGGCTGCTAAGATGCTCAATAATCAAATTTGGAAATTTATTCGTGAAAAAGCAGATTTAGCTTCTGAGACGTTAGCTAAAGAATACGGAGAACCACCACTCCTTAAAGGATATGGTCGTCGTAATTCTACTACTCTTGCTATAGCACCTACTACATCTAGTTCCTTTATTCTTGGGCAAGTATCTCCGTCTATTGAACCTCTTAATAGTAACTACTTTGTTAAGGATTTAGCGAAAGGTAAGTTTACATATAGAAACCCCTATCTTAAAAAGCTTCTTAAAGATAAAGGTAAAGATGATGACGATACCTGGATGACTATCCTTAAAAAAGGTGGTTCTGTACAAAGTTTAAATTTTCTTACTCAAGAAGAAAAGGATGTATTTAAAACTTTTGGAGAAATCTCACAAAAAGAAATTATTATTCAGGCTGCTGGTCGTCAAAAGTATATCGATCAAGGTCAATCATTAAACGTAATGATTCCTCCTAATACTAAGCCAAAGGAAGTTAGTGAACTTTATATCTTTGCTCACGAAATGGGTCTTAAAAGTCTTTACTATCAGAGAAGTGCTAACCCTGCACAAGAGCTTGCTCGTTCAATACTTACTTGTTCGAGTTGTGAAGCTTAGCACGGTTTTTTTGGCCAAACTACTTCGGAGGGAGTATGATAACTTTGAGGTATATTTCTTAAAGTAGTTCTGTAATTTAGCCATGCTTGTTTGTTTTTGACAGGTGTGTTTGGAAGATCAATCCAATCTGTTTCGGTTAGTAAAACTTTTCTAATAGACCGTATTTCTTCCCAAGTAATATTTGAAGACGGTTCAATTAATATTGAATTTTTATCAGATTTTAAAATAATCTGAGTATTATTACACTGTGCTTCATATATTAAAGCGTATTCTTCTTGTGTAATTTCAATGCAATCTGATGGAATATTATCAACATGAATTTCTGTAATATAGAAACCTTTTGTTGATGGTGAATATTTCACGTTAGATTAACAACCAATAGCAAACCAAAATATACCGTCCTGAGTTGATCCTCCCATTGAGCGTAATTTAAACTGAGTACTACTTATAATCTGACCGCCTGCTACCGGTTGACTTGCATCAGCGTCTTGAGAAATATATATTTGAAATCCTTTATTTGGAAAAGCTATAGGGAAGCTATATGTTACTGGATTAGCATTTATTAGAGCATAGCCCCACTGCATAATAAGCCCTGATGGAAATTTTTGCCATCCGTTAGATGATAAGCTGGATTTAAAACTAGATGAAAGAGTCGTTACTACTGTATTAAGGTTAGTAAGAGTAGATGAAATACTACTCACGTTTGTTGACAACGCAACAATCTGTGTACCAAAATAGTTTGTATTAGCATTAATATAACCTAAAGAATCCCCTATACAATCTTCTCTGTTAATTGTCCAAGGTCCTGTTGCAGGTATTACCGGTGTAAATATATTAGCCATACGTTATCTATTATTTATCTTCTTTTTCCTCTACAACAACTGAATCAATTACTGTTGCTTGAATAGGTTCGCTATCTACTTCACTTAAAAGTTTTTTAAAAATATCTTCTCTAGATCCTACAAACAGTGTATTATTAACAGTGGTATTACCTTGTAAATTACCGGCTATTTCTTTTTTACCTTTAATATCCATTTCTTTTAATTGTTTATCAAATTCCGCTTTTTTGTTCAAAAGATTAATTCTGTTTAATGCTTCTATACTTTTTGTAGCAGCAGATATAAGCTCTGATAAAGCTGCTAGTTCATCGGGATTTTGCCCTTGAACGATATAATCTTTAATATCATCGATAGCATCTATACTAGTATCTATTAAATGACTAGTTCTTTTAACAATATACTCATTAATATTTGAATCATCTACATTCATACTTTGTGTAGACGGTTTAGGGGTAACGGGTAAACTAAACGATGATAATTCGTTAAGTAGTGTGTCAATAGAGTCGGACATTAACATTAATTAAGCTTATAGTTGATATTCTTAAACTATCTATTAATATATTGTATATATGGAAATTACTGTAAATACTATGTACGGAACATTCATTGTTCCAAGAGAAAAAACTGATGCTCTTATTGCTTGGCTTCAAGCTAATGCTGTTAAGCCTGGTCAATCACCAATCGGTGAAGTAAAACAGGGTGAATATACTGGACGTCAACTTATTAATGAGTAATATGACAGCACAAGAATTACAAACTTTACAGCAAACAAATCCAGAGGCATTAACAGAGCTTTATAAGTTTAAGTTTGTTAAGACACATCCCGATGCAGTACTGCCAAAGCGTAATCATAACGATCCTATTTTTGGTGATTCAGGGTATGATGTAACGGCTGTTGAAGATATTGTTGTACCTGCTAAAGGAGCCGTTATTGTACCGGTTGGTTTAAAGCTTGGTCAATTACCTCCTGGTTTTTGGATTCGTATTGAGAGTCGCTCCGGTCTTCAGTTTAAGCATAATATTTCAGCCTTCAATGGTATTATTGATAATAACTATCGTGGGGATATGGGTGTAAGGCTTATTAATAGTTCTGATATTGATTATCAAGTAAAGAAAGGTGATCGTGTAGCGCAGCTTGTACTTTATCCCTTAATTGCTGTAGATGAAAAGTATGTTGAGTTTACAGAAGAAGTTACAGAAACTGATCGTGGTGAAAAAGGTTTTGGATCTTCCGGTAAGTAAGCGTATAATAGCTACATGTTTCAAGAGCTGCTGGTAGAAAAGTATCGTCCTAAAACACTGGATGATATTGTATTGAATAAAGAAGAAAAAGAATATTTTGTCTCTTTAAAAGAAAAAGAAGAAATACCTAATCTTCTTTTTGCTGGTTCACCAGGTACAGGTAAAACGTCGTTAGCTAAAATTATTGTTAGTAATGTACTAGACTGTCAATATCTTTATATTAATGCATCGGATGAAAATGGTATTGATACTATTAGATCTAAAGTAATTGGATTTTCATCTACTAAATCTTTAGATGGTAAACTAAAAGTAGTTCTTTTCGATGAATGTGATGCTTTATCATTAGACTCTCAAAAAGCTCTTCGTAATGTAATTGAAGAATATTCTGAAAATACACGTTTTATTTTTACATGCAATTATCTCTTTAAGGTAATACCAGCTCTTCAATCTCGTTGTCAAATTTATAATCTTGCACCGCCTCTCGATGGAGTTTTAAATAGAGTTGTTCATGTTCTTAAACAGCAGGGTATTACTGTACCTAATGAAGAAAAAACAAAACTAGTAGAACTTGTAAGAAAAGGTTATCCTGATCTTCGTCGTATTATTAATGATATACAGAAGTTTTCCTATACCGGTACTTTAGTCGTTAAGGATAACCATGTTAAAAATATTGCTGAAAATGTAGTACAAAAAATTAAAGCAAAGACTAGCTTAATTGAGTTGCGTAAATATGTAATTGAAAGAGAGCAAGAATTTTCTGGAGATTATTTACATCTATTAAAGGAAATGTTTGAAGTTGTTTATAGTATGAATGAGACTATTAATAGCGATGTATTAATATTAATTTCTGATTATATGTATAAAGATAGTATTGTTATAGATAAAGAAATTAATTGGTTTAGCTGCTGTATTAATTTGCAAAAATTATTTTAATTACCGCAGCATCTTGCTGGAGATGCTACTATAGGTCTTAAAATAGCTGTATTTGTATATCCTGGTGTATAACTACCGGTAGGTGTTTTATTAACAGGTTTAAATGATGCTAAAAAATTATCTACATCATCTGTTACTTGTTGTTGACTAGTATACGTTTTTGATTTATAAATTTCAGCATTATTGTTTGAATTATAAACCGTGCCAACATACTGTCCATTAACTATGTCTATTGATGTGTAGTAGTTTGTCATATAATATCGTTAAATTGTGGGTCTAGAGGAGCATATCTATTTATCTTAACAGCTGTAATATCATTATAGTACATTTCTGTTTCAAATACATGCTTTACATCTATTATTAGCCATTGACCAAAGAACTTATCCGCAAAAGCGCTAGGATCAACTCCTTCGGTTTTATCAATAGCAATAAACGTACCTGGTTCTCTAAATGGTAAACCTAAAGCACGAAAATTAATACAAGCATTATGATATACACCTATCTTAAGTAGAGTTTGTAGCCCGGGTGTTTGTCTTAAGATTATATCGTCTCCGTATGGAGTAAAAACAGGTTTAACGTTTTTAGACTGTTTATCCTTATCTAAAGTTATTAAAAATAAATCATTAGCGCCGAGACCTTGACCACCTTGAGTATATAGATTATTAATATAGTTATTAACCATAAATGTACGAGCAGATTGCACACTATTATTTTCAAAATCTACATTGAATATTCTCTGATTAAAGTCGAAAGAATGAACCGGTGTTGTACAAAAACTATTTGAATTTGTAATAGCAGCAATATCAACAAATTGATAGCTTTTTATTATATTATATTTTGAAAGTTTCATATCTACAGAGCTACTATTTTTATTGCTAGTAGGAGATCTCATTGTTTTGCTCGATCTTGATTTTGTGTCTCCGTAACTTTGTAAGTAAAAATGTTCATATTGATATTCACCGGGTTCGTTTTTACCGGCTTTTTCGTAATAACTAGCCATTGATTTTAAACTAAATTGACCAACATCGTACTGTGTAGGTCCACGCTCTTTAGTTAAAATACAAAAATCATGAGGTATATCAGGAGTAGAATCATCGGTACTTTGTGGTTGACCTGTATTTTTTACTGTGCTAGAATGGTAATTATATATGTACATTAAACTATCATATGCAGTAGTTTCAGTAGGAGCTGTATAAAAAATATTTGTAGCACCTTTATCCCAATTATTTTTATCAATAGGGTTCTCAGCATGAGGGACTCCTTCTAAAGATTGTTCAATAATTTCCTGCATTGCATCTCCAGTAAGAATACTTGCAGGGTTACTATAAATTGATCCAGGGGTACTTTGAGTAGAAGTAGCTTTATCCGAAAACCCAGTTGAATACTCTAAATTATATGTACTCATTTTTTGATACCAAAAATCATTAAAATATACTTTTAAACATTTTATCATACTAGATGCTGCATTAGTTGCTCCAGGAGGAGATTCAACATCTTCTACATCATAAATAGAAAATAAATATGACAAGGACCACATAACAGGGTCTATATCTTTTAATATACTGTTAATATTACTAGGAGATTTATTATCGTTTAAAATAGGTTTTATTCTTATACGTAATAAATCGTTACCGTCGTTTCTAAAAACATAAGCTTGCGGTCCATTAGGTAATGAAATACCGGTAGTAGCACTTTCATATTGACCGGTAGCATTATCGTATTTTTCACTTCCTGATTCAGGATTATATGAAAAAGTTAAGACTCCTCTAGTGCTCCACTCTACTAGAGTTTCCTGTATAGATAAATTAATAATAGCGTTTGGGTTGATAGGGTAAGGGGTACCGCTACCGTTATCTAAATAAATTTCAAACTCATGTTTTAACTGATTAAATCTTTGAGTAAATACAGCATCTTTAACTATATTCATATTATTATTTTTGTGTTGTAAGCTGTTGTAATATTATAGGTATATAATTTGATTTTAATATATTAATTTTTTTACCTACTGTTGGATTTTGAACCGGGTTATGTATTCCGTTTGTAGCTATTATAATCCACCAAAGATTAGGTGTGTTATAATTCTTATATGAAATATTAGGCCAAGTATCACCAGGAACGGGAAAATAAGTTTTATAAAAACCAGCAGGTAAATTATCAGGTATTGTTACAGATTGTAACAAATTATAATAATAAAACCCATCTTTGTCTTGATAAACATTAAAAATATTTTCAAGATGTTCGTTGTTTAACGATGGTAAACTTTTTATGCTGTTTTGTTTCATTTAATTAAGTTTATTAAACTGTAGTTTTTTTAGTTGTTTCAGCTTTTGCATATGTATTGGTGCCATTTTTACTATTAGTAGTAGTAGGATTACTATTGCTATTAGATGCTGTTCTTACAGTTACTTGTTGAGTGGCTTTATCGATGTGCTGAAATAAATTTCTACTTGGCATTACCATATCTTTTAACGTTATATTTACTTCATAAGCGTCAGGTACTACAACGTTGTTTCCTTTATCATCTTGTAAAAGGTGCATATTACCTCTATTGTTAATAGTTATGTTATTAGCATAAGCTGCATAACTATAATGCTGACCTGGTATTACGGCTTCATAATAAACAGGAGGTACACCTGTCATAATACTTTGTTTAATAAACAAGTTTTGATTAATTAAAACCCAACATAGAGCTCTATTCTTTTTCCAATCATCAGGGTCTTTAGTATTAAAAAGCGGAAATTTAACATTTAATGTTCTAAACTCATGCTGACTAAATAACTTTGGTCTATCCATTACACCGACTTTACTATTAGTAGCAGCCACAGCAAATGCACCCACCTTAGCTATTTTTTTTACTGTATCTCCTATAGCGTTGGCTTTTTTATCTCCGATAAGTGCACCGGCAAAACTTTGAACTCCGTTTGCTCCTTCTTCAGCTGAATCTAACGATTCCCATGTTGTATCAATCTGAAAATTAACATCAGAAAAATAAGGAAACCTGTATGTATTTCCTGTTGGATTACGAGGGAATAAGAAATCGTATGGTCTTAAAGTTGGATCGGTATTATCCTGTCCTATACCTAAAGTACCTGAACCGTAATAAGCAATTTGATTTGTTATAGTAGATTCATTAACGGCATGTTCAGTAAGAAATATATACGGTACTTCATTTAAAGCGCCAGATGTATTTTTATTAAGCCTATTGCTTAATGTCCATGTATAATCTGAAACAACATTGTAGTTATTGCTGGTGCTATAATCATTTTTATTACCTCCTAAGCCACCACCAACACTAATTAATTGATCTATTATATCAGCCATATATATTAATACTTAAGTTAGAAAGGTAAACTGTTTCTAACATCGCTTATTCTACTGTTATTATTACGAGCAACTTCAGCGGCAGATGGTCGTGGCTCAGATTGTTGTCCTCCGTTAATAAATATAGGTGAAGAAGGAGAACTGTTATCAGTTTTATTATTCATTATTTGTGCTAATTTCATTATTGCTTGTCCTACAAATTGCAATCCATCTGTAGTTTTATCTGTATTATCAGCAATTTGCTTGAGTATGTCTCCATGATTATCTTTTACGTTGCTCGGTGAAGAGGGTGTAGATGTTGCTGGTTGAACGCTTGGTGTCGCGGCTTGTATAGCAGGTGCTACTGATTGCATTGCAGGTGATGAAGCTGTAGTTACATTAGATGTATTATCTGCTGTATTATTACTAGTTGTTACGTTAGATGTATTATCTGCTGTATTATTACTAGTTGTTACGTTAGATGTATTATCTGCTGTATTATTACTAGTTGTTACGTTAGAT